GCTCTGCGCACCCCCGGCACACCGGACCCCCTCGGAAGTACCTTTTTGAATTCGATCCGGATTCCTTTGCCAGCGCCACGGAGACGGGCGCAACATCGATCATAGTACACCCCTACAGCATACCCCCACGATAGCCGCGCCTTACCCCCATAGCGGCGGCAGAATCGGCATACCTCCACCCTGTCACACGGTCACATAGCCACCCCGACACAAAAGCACGCCTGATCACTGCGATAAGCGGCCTCATTGAACGTGCATCATGTGCATTGATACGGTTACGCCAGGACAGCGCCTATAACACCCGCCCCGTGTGCAATACAGAAAGCCCACAGCACGATATAACGCGCCCGCCACCGGGCAGGGATGCACCTGCACCGCGTGCAATTAATCGGATTTCAAAAAGGCTGTTAGGACGGCGTAAAGGGGGATTTTGTGAAACGGGGGGAGTGCAATATTTTTTTTTTTTTTTTTTTTTCATCCACTGGCCACGCCAGCGGCCCGGCTATGCCACGTGATACGGCCCGCGATCCTTTGGTTCGGGTTTATTGCAGACGTAAAAAAGCCCGCTCAACGGCGGGCCTTATGGGGAGGGAAGGCGGGTTATTTATGACCGTATAACGCCAGGCGTTTACGCGCGCCTTTGCTGACACGCACAACAATGGGGTAAAGGTAACAGCGACCACGGCCGGGGTTTATCCACAGGCGGTTAGATATCCAGTACGGCAAGCCTAAAAGGCGGCGGGCGTTGCGGTTATTCATGGTCTTCTCCCATGGTGCATAGGGGCGATTCTTCCAGACACTCCCCCATCACGTGATCGTAATTGTCGACCGTGTCGGACGGCTCACCGACATAGTAAAAATCCACGGTCCCGGGGATAGCCGCGAAGATGTAAGCCCGTGATACCTCCCACAGATCCGCCGCCGTCATAGGGTCGCCGTCAAAGTCGGACATCTCAGCCTCAGCGTGTGCGATCTTGGATTGAAGAATGACATCAATCGGTGATGCAGCGCTTACCGTTACCACGACAGGATCGGACGGGTCGCGCATATCATTGCAAATAAGAACGGTCAGCCGTTTTTTCACATCTCACCCCCTACCCCGTCCAGCGGTTCCCCGCGCTTACAGCTGATAGCGAACAATGCCGCCTTCTCCGGGAACTGTGCAACCGACTTGATACAATCGCTATACGACAAATCGCCGTCAATAATGTAGTCGTCACAATCGGACGCCAGCGCGCCAGGGTTAACAGTGCATAAAGTCACCACTAAAAACCATACGGAAGCCATAATATTCACCTTTTACTTTTTGAACTTGCGACCGCTTGCGCGGAGTTTACGACGGTAATCGCTGGAAATAATGGCGAGCGCCGCCGCGAACATTACCGCCGGGAAAACGACTTCCAGAACATCACGAAACGCGATCATGCGTACCCCCTAGAAAAATGATTTCAGTAAAGCCGGTAAAACCGGGTTTTTGCGAATAGTTAGCACTTTGAGACGGTCCCGCCCCTCAGTGGTCCAGATAGTCACCGTCCAGGCGCGGGCCTTGTCATCCCACGTTAGATCGGCGTCCACCCGCGTGAATCGCAGATCACCGGCGGCCTTAAAGCCTTTCGCCGTGATATGCCCGCGCCACTTCTCCGCCGCGTAGCGGGCTTGCGCCCGGCGTGAGGTCTTATTGTGCATACTCAATCCCCGCGATGCAGTGGAAAGGCAGCGAATGATTATAGTGAGTGTCACGGGTCAGGCCGTGGCGCATATCCCACAGCGCATTAAGGCGCATCAATGACGGGTAGATCTTTATGTCGGCTTGCGAGGCGATCAGTGTCATTCCGCCCGCCGTGGTGATTTTGACGGGTTTAACCATGAGGGCTTTACCGGATACCGCCGCCACCCCGGCGGCGTCGGCGTCCTTGCGTGCAACGGCTTTCCAGTCGCGCAAGGATTTAATGGTTTTCTTCACCTGGCGGCGGTAAACGCTGTTACCGCGTACACTCCACAGGGATCGGAGAATATGCGCGTAGAATGCGACTTTTGCGGCGCTGTATTCGGCGTCGGTGGCATAGTCCGCGCGGTGTACATGAGACGGGCGGCGGCTATCTGCGACGTGATACGCTTCCACGGCGGCCAGGTCCCGATCCATCGCGGCGATCTCCGCGTCTATCTCTTCGCGGGTGAACTCGGAATGGATAAGCGCTTCATAGCCGTTATTTTGACAAAAAATCGCGTCATTACGTAAACGGCTGGCGCGGGCGGCGGCGGCCTGTTCTGCGATTTCCTCCGCTGATTTGCTCACCCCGTAGCGGTCCAGCTCGCGATCCAGGTAGAAAGCAAAATCAGCCTCAAAGGACCAGCCGCGCCAGATGAGGGATCCGCTTTCTTCGCGGATCTCCACTTGCGTAGACCCATACTTATCAAAGTTATATTTGACCGTGATCCCATCTTTCAGGGTGAACGCGTTAATTTTTGCGGTGATTTCGTCGTATGTCATTTTGTGCACCTCGTTTGTTGTTGTCTGCGTATCCCCGCCGGGTTCGATAAACATAATATGCACACGGAACGAGTGCAACCCCTTTGACCGGATTTATTTCATTTTTGCTTTCCGCGTCACCCCGATTTTTCGTGGTTCGGGTATCAGCGCCAATAAAAAAGGCGGCTTATCGCCGCCCTTCCTTGATCCATTCCAGTAGTGCATCGCCCTGATCCTGTGTGGGCCAGATAAGCCCACAACATACCCCACCCGCCACCGTGTAAAGTATCGGGCGGACCAGGCCGCCCCCGTCACCCGCGATTATGGCGGTCACTGTAAAGCCAGCGATAAGGCCACACGCGGAGAACTTTACAATGGCCTTTTTTGCGTCGGCGTTCATGATTTCGACTCCCCTTTACACTCAATGATGCAGAAAGAATCACGGCGCAAGGTTTTATCTGTGAAAATCCCACTGTCGCCGTATCGCTCGATCCATTCTTGCGCCCGTTCACGGGACCAGGTGATGCAATGGACCGCGTGCGCGTTATTCTTCTCAACAACTTTGAATTCCATATTCACCCCGCCCATGGTCCGACAATATCCAGCGGATGATCGCCCACGGCGTTCAGGTGCCCGGACCTCATCCAGACGTTAAAGCCGCGCGGCCTCATCGCCCCGCGAAACCTCTTCCAGGCGCTACCCTTGCATGGGAACGTATACGGAACGGATCCGTTATCAATACGGTCAATAGTTACCCGCGTGCCGTTGCGCGTGATGTAGTCACCGGGCGCGGTAATAACAGTCGGCACGTTGCGGCGGTCCGCCTGCCCGTCGTGTGCCGTGAGCGCTTTTGCGTAATTGTCGAGATCGTCGGGATGTTCCTGTCGCAGCGCTTCCCGCATAGCTTCCAGGGTATTACCCGCAGCGGGCGCCCTTCGCCCTGTCTGCCCAAAAAGGATTTTCACCTGATCGCCGGGCATCACCGCGATCCGGTCATTCCAGGCATCAGCGCGGCGGCTAACCTCATCAGATACAAGATTGCCAGTAGCGAGCGCCGCATATTCATGCGATTCAATTTTGAGTTTCATAATTAGGCCCCCACGGCTTTTATTGAGATAACGCGAACATTTACAGGCGGTAAAATTGACCCATCTAACAGCGGCCCCCCAGTGTTCCTGGCTTTAATGTTAGCGATCACGTTTTTAAGATGTTCGTATGAATCCACGGTCCCGGAATAGCGGCGATTCAGGCCAGCGAAACGAGGATCATTATAATAAGCCTCCACCGTTACGACCCTGCGGAATGGAAGCGCTTTAGGGAATAACGCCGCGCGGGCCTCGTTTACCGACGTAACCGACGGGGCGCGGAGTACAGCCGCGCGGGATGAATTTTTTCCGGTTAAATAAACCCGGTTTAATTCCGGCGCGTATTTATGCGATTCAATTTTAAGTTTCATGGTCAGGCACCTTGCAAAATTAAAGTGAAAATATTGTTGGAACAGCCGATCAGACGTCCGGTCTTACGTTCACGCAGATAAATAGTCATTCGACCAAAACACGGGCGGCGCTCAATACGGCAACGCTTTAAAACGCGGCGGATGTCCGCCCCGATATAAACGCCAATAATGAAATAGCCGATAAATATTATTGTCACCATTATTCGGCCTCGCTTACATACCAGCCCACAGTTTCACCCCGGCGGCGACCTTTTTCGATATAATCGCGCTCCACTTCCAGCCCGATAGCCTCAGCAACGCGGATCATGCAATCAAGCCCGCAAGCGCCATCCAGGGAAACGCGATCGCCTTTTTCGTGGTATCTCATGCCGTAGAAACTATTTTCACGGTTAGCAGGGCGCGGCGCACCTTCCAGCGGGAAAACGTAGCTGGCGCGATCTTTCAGCGCCAACAATTCAGGCTGGTAATTCGCGGCCAGCCACTCACCAAAAACGGTTCCCTGCATATCGTACCCGCCACCCATGCATTTAAAGCGATCTCCGGTTGACGTGTCATCCAGGCGGCAAATGTTATAGCCGTAAGTATCACGACCGCGGGAGACAGACCAGGACAGTGCCAGACGTTTAATATTTTTCATTTTGTACCTCGTTTATGTTGATTCGTTGTTCGCGTCACCCCGCCGGGTCCGATAAACATAATATGCACACGGAATGAGTGCAACCCCTTCAACCGGATTTATTTCATTTTTGCTTTCCACGTCACCCCAGGGCGCGCCGCCACGCCGCCAGCCAACCGGGATCAACGCCCCTGTAACCCGCGCCACGCCTGGCTTCCGGGCCTTTCCGCCCCATCGGCGCTGCCCACCGGAAACCAATAAAATCAATGACTTACAAAAATCCCGCCTTTTTCGGGATCCATGGGGACGCCGAAATCCGGATTTTCTATAAAATTTTTGGACTTCCTTACTTGGCAAACCTAGCGGGCTGAAAATTTTTAGCGGTGCGCGCTTACTTGAAAAAGCTGGCAGGCTGAAACCCGGCGGCGGGCCGCGCCAGCCAGGTCGGCGCCATAGTCCGGACCGGTGGCTATGCCTGGCGACCCTCGATGTAAAACCCCTGCGGCGCCACGGTGGCCATCCCGCAATAACCATGGCCGGCGCCATAGCGGTTCGGGCCTTACTTCAAAAAGTTAGCCGGCTGAAATTTCTTACTTGAAAAAGCTGGCAGGCTGTCGTTCAGGGAAAACGATTGACACACGGAACGTATGCAACTACAGTTCAGCGTGACTGATATGCAAATTTAACGACGGAGAATACCGATGAACGACGCGATTATCCTGGATGACCTGACGCCGGCCATGATGACCATGGAGACGGACGTGGAACTGCCGTCAGGTATCCGGGCTAACAGTATCACGGGCAACCTGATCGGCCTCAAGCCGGGCGAGGTCTACGTGTATGCGCAGGAGCTGGACAGCAGCAAGGCGCTGGCGGACCTGCAGACCGAAGCCACGGCGCTGCGCTACAAAATGCGTAACGGCGTGTCATCGTCCCTGCGTAACGCCAAACGTGCCTGTAATAGCCAGTTCTCACTGGAAACGGCGCTGGTCATGTACCCGTCGGGCCGTGCGTTTATCCAGGTGGCGATCAAGCGCATTGATGACGGCGCCGGCACCCCGGAAGACGACGAAGTTTAATCCTGTAGGACGCGGCACCTCTTTTTTGCCGTACCACCCTTTTCACCCGGAGACACCACATGACCACGTCAGAAGCATTCGAAGAACTGGAACTTAGCGATGGCCGTGAAGCCACGGTTTCCCGTCAGTATGGGTACGATGAACAGCGTGGGTCCATCAGGGTAGAAAGCCCGAATGGCGATATTGACGCTATCAGCCGGCTTACCCGTGATGACGCCATTGCACTGATTGCTGCGCTGCAGCGGGCGTTCGATATCCCTGACCGCGCCGCCGAACTGGAACTGCTACTGGAGATGCGCGAAGAGACGACCCTGAACCTCATGGAGAAGTCCGTCATGGCAGGCATCGCTAACATCATGTACGAGAACGGCCTGAAACGCGCCACCATCACCCCACAGAACGTCATGTCCGGCTTTGTGCCATCGCTGTCGATCGACGTCAGCGTGCCGGGCGTGGTCATCTACACCCTGAACGGAGAGCCGCTCAATGGAAAACCCGACACCGAGTAATGTCGCGCTGGCGGTGAACCGCGTTGCGGCGCCGCGCAAACGACTCGACGCTGGCCCGGCGTTCCGCTCCCTGGAAGACAAATACGCCGTCGCGATTTATGTCACGCATACAGGTTCGGCCATTGTTGGCTACCGCGGTACCGGCAAAGTGCTGTTCAGCGAAGGCGAGTATGCGAAAGCCAAAGGCGGAAAAGCGCGCGGCGCGGCAGAGGTCGGCCAGATGATCCACTACATCATCGGGCTGCTGTACTGGGCCAATACCCACATGCCCACGCCGGAAGTCGCAGCCGTACTGTCGGACATCGCCGGCGCAAAACACTAAGAAGGAAATCCCATGTCAAATAAAGCCGACTATTTCGATATCCTCGTCGACCTGGCTCGCCAGGAGGCGGCAAAGGCTATCGAAAAATACCCGCAGCCGAATTACACCATGCTGAAATTCTCGGAAGAGGCAGGCGAGGTGATCAAGGCAGCAGTGCATTACGCGGAGCGCCGTGATACCTGGGTCCATGTCGAAGAAGAGATCGTTCAGACGCTGGCCATGTTAATCCGCTTCCTGCGTGAAGGTGATGGCGTCAATAAAATCTACCCGCCGAAAGACCTGCGCGATGCCATGCGAGGGAACCGTGATGAATGATAGCCTCGTACACCGCCGCGGCGAAAACTGGATACGCCGCTGGACCAAACGTAACCGCCGGCGTATGAAACACCATCCGCTTGACGGTCATGCGCGCATACGCCTGACGCCGTACCTGCCGTCATTTGCGAAACTGCTGCTGGCGTCCATCCTGTTCATGGTACTGATCGAGCTGGTCGCCTGCGTGGCGGTCCTTTATGTCGTCCTGACAACGGGGGCGAAATGATGCCGGTTAACCAAAGACTGCTGTATGCGCAAAAGGCGCGTATCGCCATCGACGCGATCGGCATCTCTGCCGTTGTCCGTTTGCTGCAGACGGAGATCGGGAAGTGCTCCGCTGCCGAGATGACGGAAGACGAACTGGTCCGGGCCATGGAAGTTATCGACGGTGCGGTCAGTAAAGCGCTTGGCGAACGGGAAGAACGCTGGCGTAAACACTGGGCGGAGGCAGAGGAACGCGACCGCTGGAATGCAGAGGTGGAGAAGCGCAAGGACGACCGCCAGCGCCGCCGTAACGAAAAGAGAGCACGCGGATGAATGACCTACACGCTATACGCCTTATGGCTCGTATCGCTGCCCTGCAGGCCGAAATGGAGGCGATGAAAGCCGCCAATTTTGAACGCCGGATCAATGGCGAAGCGCTGGCCTACGATGCTGACGCCTTTTTCTATATTGGTTGTCAGTTCAAGGCCATTTCAGACGAAGCCATTCAGGCAGGACATAACACATGAATACCGAATTACTGCAGGCGTACGCGAAGACTCGCGCTGACCGGCTCGACCAGGTACGCATTAAGATCGCCATCCTGAACAGCATTATCGCCGACATCGAGGACGAAGCGACCCGGGTGTATACCGAAGTCCTCGGCAACACGATGGTCGACCCTGACGCTGACGAAGGTGCCTTTGTCAAAGTCGATAAAGAGTATGCCGAAATGGCGGCAGACCTGCGTAGCGCCCGGGAGACGAACCGTGTGCTGCTGGCCCATCTAACCGCCGCCCTTGTGCGTGCGCCATTCCTGAATCTGTTTGCAAACGGAGATACCCCCAATGAAAGTTAAAGGCTTTGAGAAAGTCATCATTCTGCATCTCGGCGCGCTCTTTGGCGCCGCAAACGCTGGCGAGAAGTCGGTAAAGAGTTTCCACCGCACACTGCTGAACACGCCGAACATGGACGAAATGAGCGTCCACGAATTCGCCGCCGGCCGTGTGAGCGATCTGCTGGCGAAGCACGAAGTGAAAGACCCGATCGGCTATAAGACGATTGGCTTTGCGCCGTACGCGGACTACGTGGGCGGCAAGTTTGCCATGGGCATCCCCGGTACTAACGCCATCGTGCTGCAGGCTGAAAAGCGTGAACGCGTGCTGCCCGGCGTCAGCGTGCGCAACGAAGTGACGAAGCGCATGGACACCTGGCGTGAGAAAGAGATTGAAGGCTGGGAGCCGACCCGGAAAGACTGGGCGCAGCTGAAAGACGATGTCGAAGCTGAAATGCTGAAAACCGCGCCTATCCGCCCGACCCGCTACAACGTGATCATCGCCGTCCCGTACGTCTACGTGTTCACCACCAGCGCCAAGACCGCCGAAGAGATCAACTCCCTGCTGCGTGCCGCGTTCGGCACCTGGCCAGTCGAACACCTGCTGATCAATGACTTCGTGCTGCGTCAGTCAATGGAGAAGGTCGTACGCGGCAATATTGACGGCGTCACCGGCGACGACTTCATCCACATCAAGCACGATGACGGCGACGACGTGAAGTTCAAGGACATTGACATCCACAAGGACGAAGTGGTCCTCGACTACCTGGCACGACATTACACGGTTCGGGCGCTGAACATGCGGATCGACGAAAGTCAGATGCGTGCCGGAGTGGGCAACGTGTTCTTCCGTCTGACCGACAAGGCGATCATCTCTGGGATCCATATCGGTGAGGCGGACGTTGACGCCAACTATGAAGCCACCCTGGAACGCTACAATAATGACAGCGGCACGTTCCTGACCTACATGGCCAACCTGTTCCAGACGGTGCTGTCGCTGCAGGACGTCATTGACGTCTTCCGCGATAAGATGGACATCACGGTTGAGGTCGACGCGCAGCTGGAAGACGACGACGAGGTGTGACATGGCAGGCCGTAAACACGCTAAACCTAACCCCCATATCGCCGAGCATAAACGCCTGCTTGGCGCTATGGCTGTCGGCGAGTCCTTCTTCGTGAGCGGCAAGCGGCCTGCGGACCTGGGCTACGTGCGACGCCTGGGGTACCAGCTGGGGTATAAGCTGGCTATCCGCTGGGTGCTGCGCGACCCGATTTACGGCCGCATGGGATCCCGCGTCAAGAGGGTGGGCTGATATGGGCTACCTGGCGAAGAAACGGACGGCGTACTGGCAGGACAAAAAGACGGGCCAGGTCATCAAGACCCGTCAGCCCGAGTCCTATACGCCATGCCGTGAGTGGTTCATCTATTTCCGGGAAGTCCGGCTGCTGCATAACGCGGCCGCCGGGCAGGTCTGCGCCGAGGATGCCGGCACCTGCCTGTCGTACCTGGACGACCCGGACTGGACGGAAGTCGACCTGGAAACATTCACCTACTGGGATTTGATTTATCGCAATCCTGACGTATAGTGATTGGGACATGGGATGAATCTTCATGCTCGGTGTTCCACTGCATTAAAGCCCGGCACGCTTTGTCCGGGCTTCTTTTTTGCCTGCAGAAAGCGTTTGACACACGAATCGTGTTCAGCTACATTTCTTGGGAGTCCACAAAAAGGAACATCCCATGAAGAAGCACTTAATGTCGTTTGGCCGCTTTGACCAGAATCGAATCGGCAAACAGACCATCTACATTTTCCCCCTCCCGCACGGCCCGCGCTGCATCGTCCGCGTCGAATACGACCCGATCGAGGAAGAGACGGCGGTACGCATCCACAATACAGAGGAACGCAGCTGGCCGGATATCGCCGACTTCGTGCCTGACCTGTCGGAGTGGTTCGGGAAGCTGTATCACGCCCTCTTCAACGAGCCGGATCCCCGCTTCACCCGCAACGGCAAACAGGTCGTTTTTCCGGCCATCATCCTCGATGTAATTCTGCATGACCGTACCGACGGCAACGGGCAGGACGAAGGGTCCGCCGACCGCCTGACGAAGACGCTGGAGGATTTCGACCTCATCGGGGCGCCGGCGCCACGCGATACGGTGTGCGCACTGATCATGTGCGTCATGCTGGAAGAGGAATACGCCGTCGGGTCGACCCGCTGTGACTTCTGGTGGCAGCGCTCATGGCTCCAGCGCGGCCTGCTGCGTTCCGGCCTGTGCAATCCCTACTCACATCCTCGCCCGCCTCTCCGCGAGCTGGCCCAGGCGCCTCGCCAGTGGCACTGGGAACGCAACGGTATCGCGTCAGACCGTCCGGACGATAACTGGGCCATGATCGAGAACTGCTTCAACCGCTCATTCCGTGCGGCGCTGGTGGTGGACGTGTGGCAACCGTGGGCGGTGAATGGCAACGCCCTGCAGCTGATCCGGGAAGAGGATGTCGAGATATGAAAAACGGAAAGTGGCACATTCAATGGCTATTTAACACCGGTTATCTGGGGCTGTTCCTTTTCGGGGATTATTTGAGGCAAACATATCCGGAATTTCTGGATGAAAATTATTGGTGGCTAATACCCGTTATCCTTTTTTGGACCAGCTTGGATATAAAATATACCTGGTCTAAGGCGGATAAACAATGACCACCAGCGCAGAAGACCGGGCGAAAGCGGACTGGCTGCGCCCGTACAAAGACCACCTGCTTTTCCCGGCGACCAGTATTTCTATTGAGGTCCACGGGCCAGAAAAGAAAGCGTGCCGGGATATCGCCGAGGCTATCGACATGATCGTAACGCTCATGCTGTGCATGAAAGAACACGGCAATGACAAGGCGGCGATCCAGTCCTGCGCGCAGGCGTTAAACCGCCGCGTGGAAGACCCCTACAACAAAGTTTTCCTGACGAAAGTAATGACGGCGTTTATGCCTGACGCTGTCATCCGGACCCGGGTTAAAGAACTCGCGCAGGCCGACTGGAAGGCCCAGCGCCAGATGATCCGTGATGGCGTATGGCCATCGTGGATGATGGAGGACACCGATGGAAACTAACGGTCACAAAAAAGCGATTCAGCAATCCGACCAGATGTTCTGTGCGTGGTGCGGTAAAGCATGGGATGTCAACGATCCTAATCCGCCGGAATGTTCTGATAAGCCGCCATCCCGTGAAATTCTGCAGATCGGGAAAAACCGGGAAAACTACCGCCACATGGTAGAAGCCGCCATTGAAACATCGGTTTTACTGCGCGATGGCGTGAACGCCGGGCCTGTCTGGCCGACGCCGCCGCAGGCGTATTACCTGCAGCGCCGCGGGGTCGGCTTTGTGGTCTGGGCGAATGGCCCGAAAGAAGCGTATAACTACGCCGTACGCGTTGGAATGCGACCGACGTACATGCGCCGTATTGATATCCCGGACCGCGCGTACGACGTGAAGACGCCGCGGGCGGAGATCAACCCGCTGACCCTGGAGCTGGTGCGCAGCCGTTACCCGAATTTCGGTGAGGTCGTCACCCCAGTCCAGTTCGTGTCACGACAGAAGGAAAAACGGAAATGAAAAACGTAATTAACGACCCAAAGGTCATCCAGGAAATGTGCGTAGATATTATGAGCGCAGGCGCTATCCCGGATGCAGGCAATATTCAGGCGTATCTTAACATCCGAAAAGACCTATGGGATGGCCCGGACGACGTCAGCATTTACAGCCTGAGTATCAATCATTCTCGCAATGAGCTGGGCAACAAAGTCTGTCTTGTGGAAATCCAGACCGTACCGAATAACGAGCGGCTTCGCGGTAAATGGCCGGGCGTTGCGGCAAACGAATTGGCCATGGAAAAGGTATTACGCAAATTTTTAGCGGAGAAAAGGCCATGAGTGAATACGTTGACAACCTCATCGCGCTGAAAGCCCGGGAAGCGCATGACCTGAAAGAGATAGGCGACCAGTGGCGGACGCCGGACTGGCTGTTCTTCGCGCTGGACAAGCTGTTCGGCCCGCTGGTGCTCGACCTGTTCACCGATGGCCAGAACGCCAAATGCACGCGCTATTACACTGCCGAGGATAACGCGCTGCGCCAGGACTGGGCGGGCCGGCTGAAACGGATACAGGCGGAACTGGAGGCCGAGGCGGAAGTGTACGACGTCGCCGATCACGTTGCGCGGGTATGGGGTTTCGCTAACCCGCCATACAGCCGTAACCGTGCGGCGGAAGTGCCGCTGACCGGTATGGTTAATATCATGGCCAAGGCGGAAGAAGAACGGAAGAAAGGCGCGGGTACGGTCTGGGTGATCAAAGCGGCAACCGCTGAAACATGGTGGCCCGATACCATCGCCACGCGCACCATATTCATCAAAGGGCGCATCGGTTTCGAACCGCCGGTATGGTTCAAAGCGAAGACTGGCGCCGCCGGTGCAACGTCCGCGGGCTTCGGCGCCGCGATAGTCATCTTCGACCCGGAAGACGAAGAGAAACATGCCCCGGAGTACATCTCCCGGGAAGCGCTCATGGATATCGGACTGCCCATGGCCAACATTATGCAGGACGTCCGCGAGAAGTGGATCGCCCAGTGGGACGAGGTGTGAGATGAAACAGGTTCGTGTTCATAAACGTGAGGTCAAGACCATGAAATTAACCAAAACCGTAACCCGTAACGGCAAGATCACCGAGGTGAAAACCTTCGACGTTGAAGTCCGCCGTGATGCCCACGGCGTCAAACTGTGGTGCGGCGATGACTGGTATCTGGACCAGAGCAAAGTCGGGAAGATAATTAACCCTGACCCGTTCACCGAGGTCGTCTGGTCAGTCGGCGAAGAGGAAGGGAAGAATGCCAAAGCCAAACGAGGGTAGCGATGGCCAGGAATAAATACGCTGGAGTCTGCTACTACTGCAAAAAGCATGTGCCGGCCGGCGCCGGCCATTACGAACGCTATGCCGGGTCATGGCGAACCATCCATGTTGAATGCGTGTTCAGGCAGCGCGCGGAAAAGGCGCAGAATGGCATACATAAACGGCTCTAAACCCTTCCACTATTTTAACGAGTGGGACCCAAAAACCGCAGCGTGGCTTCGTGAACTAATCAGGCGCGGCCACCTGCCAGATGGAATTGTCGATGAACGATCAATCACCGAAGTCGCCCCGGAAGACCTCAAAGGCTTCGCCCAACACCATTTCTTCGCCGGGATCGGAGGCTGGCCGCTGGCCCTTAAACTCGCCGGATGGCCGGCGTATGCGCCAGTGTGTACGGGAAGTCCGCCGTGCCAGCCTTTTAGTGTGGCTGGAAAACGAGGCGGGCGGGACGACTCCCGTCACCTGGCTCCGGCCTTTCTCGACCTCATCGCAGAGCTGCGACCTCCAGCTGTTTTTGGCGAACAGGTTAGCGCAGCAATTAAAGAACTGTGGCTCGATGCTCTATTCGTTGAGCTGGAAGACGAAGGCTACGCCTGCGGGTCGGCAGTATTGCCAGCGTGCAGCGTCGGCGCCCCGCACAAAAGAGATCGACTTTTCTTTGGCGCTATCGACCTGGCCGACCTCGTCAGCGACGGACTGGAAAGGCGGCTACGCGGGTGGGCGGATCCGGAACGGAAAATTGTCAGTGGACCGACTGGATGTGGCGGCGCAGCTGGCTACCTACCCAACGCCGCTGACAGTACCGGACTCGCCGGCGTCGAGGGTGCAGCTATCGGGGAGCTACCGGAAGGGCATGGAGAAGTGTACGCCTGCACCCGACTTCCCGATCAGGATCACGGCGCATGGTCAAATGCGGACTGGCTGCTATGCCGGGATGGGAATTTCCGGCCCGTTGAATCCGGCACATTCCCGCTGGCTAATGGGGTACCCGCCCGAGTGGTGCGACTGCGCGGATACGGAAACGCCATCGTCCCGCAAGTCGCCGCCCAGTTCATCCGAAACTTTATGGTGGGAACTGTAGATTTTCTGGAAAACATTTGACACACAAAACGTGTGCAGCTAGTATTCTAATCGAACAACAAAACAACCCGGAGATATACCATGTCAAATCGTAATACCACTGTGCCGGCCGTACGCCTCACCGTCGAAAGTGTTGAAGGCAATATCGGAGGCTATCTTTCCCTGGAATTCCTTCGTACCGTAAACGTTGTCTTCGATGAAATGCTATCGCGCCTTTACCACGGCGCCAAAAAACGTAAAGGCTGGGCGACCGCTGAACCGTGGAAAGAACTGACCGAGCACGAATGCCGCACCTGCATTCGCGATTCGCTGGCCAAGGGTAAGCTGATCGACGCGATGAACTATCTCATGTTCGCGCATCTCAACGGGCATAAAATCCTCACACTGCGTAACCAGTCCCTTGATTCGCAAATGCGTGACCAGCTGGCGAACGCGCTGGGCGTTACTGGCCGCAGCTGGGACGAGATGCTGGCCATGGTAGGCGCGGTGAAGGCACAGGCAGTCGGACATGAAAAAACGATTGAGGCGGTCGCGAAAGAATTAAAACTCGACCCGGATGCCCCGGCAGATGCGATTATCTCCACCGTCCATTTCCTCGTTAATCGCTGCCAGCAAGCCGTAACGGAAGTCGATATTACCGGATGCGCTGATCCGGATGCCATAGAAAACGTCGCGAAGATGATAAAAGCGAACAGCCAACCGGCGGCCTTCGCGTGGGATGGTCGTACGAAGAACACCGTGACCATTAAAAACGAAGCCGCTCCGGACCTGTTTCCGGAACAACGCATCAGGATTAAAGCCGGTGCAAAATGGCCTCACATGACACCGCCAGCGGGCGCGGTTGAAGAACTTAAATGGCCTCGTACGACGCCACCAGAGGGGGAGGACAAAACGCGAAAGACGGCGTTACCGAATGCCATGGCTGCGCCGTACGGCGTTAAGGCGGCTAAACAGCAGCAATACGAATTGACGATGGAAGCCGATGAGTCCGGCTTCCCGTCGGTAATGTTCCGTTTCAAAAACAAGAAAGACCGGGATGACTATCTGCCGCTGCTGCGCACCTTCCTCGGCGCGCTGGAACAGGCGGCGTACGGTAAAGGCCGTGCGCGCCACGCTAACGACCTGCCGTTTATCGAACAGCCTATCCTGACCATGGCGCATATGCTGGACAGCGACGCCGGCCTGGCGCAGCAGGTTATCAAGAAAACCGTGGAGGCCCGGTCGCTGCCGACTAAACAAGCCCGGATCAACGAACTTCGCGGGACGCTGGTGTACGCCGCAGCGATGATCCTGTTCGAAGAGATGTATGGCCGTACCGATGACCCTGACAACCTGAACGGAGCGCTGTGATGAAAGTCCTGATTTCTGACCTCAAGCCGGGGATGCGGGTCATCATGAAGACCCGCATCGTCGAGATAGTCGACCTGGCGAGAACGCACCGCGCGGCAAACGGACGAACGGTATATTACTGGAAATCCGTAAGTGAACCACCGCGCATGGGCCTTAACCATTTTGTTGGTTGCGGCGATTTGACCGTCGAAGTGGAGGACAAGCGTGTCAATGCGTGAAACCTGTAGAGCGATTGCCGCGAAATACGCCGCCCTCCCGCCAGACCCGGATTACCCGCTCTACGGGGATATGGTCCGCTTCCGGGATAAATGCAATGGTCGGGAATACTCCGGCATCGTGATCGGGCATTGCGACTGGATACCCGTTTTCTGGAAGCCCTGGCGGGTGGAAGTGCGGGTATGCCACACCGACGGTACCGTAGCATTTCCACCGTTACCAGTGATGCACGTGGAAAAAGACGAAATTATTAAAGTGACCCGCGCCGACGGCAGCGGAGAATGGATCAAAGAAGAGGAACACCCATGAAAGCAAAACCAGAACACATCGGCAAAATCCACCTCGTATTTGACGTGGAAAACCTGTCATGCATGACCAACGGCTACCTTCTGTCATTCGCGTGCGTCATGTTCCACGCGGACGAAGGCTGGTTCCGCGAGTTCAGCGTTACGTTAGCCAAGGGTGCCGGTCGTCGCCGACCGGGCGATATTGACCCTGAAACGGTTAAGTGGTGGATCAGTCAGGCGATGCAAAACCCGGAAGCCGCAATGGAAGCGTTTTTCGCGAAGGAAGACGATGAACCGGTTTCGGTCGATGACGCGCGTATCACCTTCATGAGCTGGGTACACCAGGCGCTTAAAGAATACCGGTGTTCCCCGGGTCCGGATAAACCGGGTTACATGGGACTTTATCAAGCATGGAAAGAGTTCCGCCCGCAGGTTTGGGGTCACAGCCCCAGGGTTGACATTCTACAGCTGGAAAACGGGCTGTTTGGCGGAGAGGGGAAAGGCCCGTGGGACTTTCGGGATGAAAACGATACCCGCACGCTAATGAAGCGGTGGGATCGTCTGTACCCGGAAGAGGGTAGCCTTTGGAAGCTGGCAGACAGACGGTCGGAAGTAATGTGCCAGAAGGCCGGCCACGTGGCTTTGCGCGATGCATATCGTCAGGCGTTCATGGTGATTATCGACCACGGTTGGCTAGGTAAATTTGCGAAACCTGTAATCGTATAAAAATTGTTTGACATACGATTCGTGTGCAACTAATATTACTCCCGAAGGCAACGACGGGAGTTTTTTATTATGAGCCAGATTGTTCACCGGATTGACCAGCAGATCGTTTCTGGCGTGGTCAACCGCCACCACCAGTGGTTCCAGTATTACTACGAACTGAAAGCCGCGGTTGCAGCCTTAATGGACGGCGAACGCGAATATGATATCAGCTGCAACACCTTCTATGGGCTGGAAGAACTGGGGCGCTATCACGGAATTTGTCGGACATTCCGCACCCCGTATGGCGTTTCTTGCAGCCGCCGTAGATTCGCTGATAAGCCGACGGTCAAAACTGCACCACCGCGCTACCCCTTGCTCATGGAATGGGGGTTTGTACTGGACCGTAAGATCGTTAGCGCGAAAGCGTTCGTCTCCGCCTATGAAACGGGGATGAGAGCCAGGGGGCGGCCGTTAAGCCCCGGGTATATGACGGTAAAAGAATACGCCTTGATGAGCGATCCCCCGAATTACCGGGCGATCACCGACCACCTGGGCATTAAGTCAGTAATACGCATCACCTTTAACATGAACTATGAGGGATAACCCATGATCAACGAAAGCGAGAAAGGCTACGAAGTACCGGTGCCCGGCGCGCAGGAATTCATCCCGGCCCGTACCATGGAAGAAGCCGAAGGCGTGCTGGCGGGCCTGCAGGGCGCCACGGAAAAGAGCAATCCGTACAGCGACCCAACTAACGGTACCAGGGCGAAATGCCGGGCATACTGGCGCTGGGAGGCGGGCCGTAAGAAGGCCGAAGAGTACATCGAGTCTTTACCGCTGGAGGGCGACAAGACGAACCGCCGCACCGGATTTATCTTCTGCCTGCTGTCTGCGCTGTTCGTCATCGCCGCCATCCTGGCCGCCATGGGCATCCTGCCTAACTGGAGCCTGTAACGATGGCCAGTAAGCGCAGACTGCGCCGGAAGTCATGCGAAGGGAAGCAGCGTTATCCGGACATCCCGTCCGCCATGGTAGGCATCAGGCATATCCAGCGGACGTACGGGTACAGCGGGCCAATGGATGCCTATCACTGCAAACTGTGCGGCAAGATCCATATCGGCCACCGGAAAGGAATTGGCTCACATCGCCCCATGGGGAGGAAATAAGATGCGCGCAAAAGACCGGCATATAAAGCCGCATTTCACGGTAAACGGGCAGATCTGGTTCGTCGAAAAAGACCTGGATCCACAGGAATTCGAGTTTTCACCGGACCCGGCAATACGGGCATGGTTTGGGCCTGACCAAATGCGTCACCTGGTCAGCGTCTATGAATGGTGGAAGCGCAAAGACGCGTCCAGCGCCCGGATAACGGATGCCATGCTGATACGGCACTGCGATTCCTACCAGCTTATTGATGGCCGCGGGAAGATGAAATACCGCGTAGTCCACCGCCCGGACATACCGGTTTTCATACGATACCCGGATAGCCGACACAGTAAAAACTGGCGTGACCGCACAGTGCCGCACCTGAAAAAAGACGAACGGATGAGCGTTGATATGATGTTGCGGTCCGGATACTGCCGCACGTCCAACAACCACCTGATTATTTCGCGGATCGATTGCCCGGACTGGCGGGAAAAGCTGGCCGTACATTTCTCACCGCATGACCCGGAGGCTGCGCTGGACCGCACGTATGGCCGTAGTGCGGCGGACTATTACCGTCGGTGCCTGTCAAAAGACCGGATACGACTTACTGACCGAGCGCAGTATGGCATGTTCCCGGGTTCTGCCGACGGGTACGATTATTTCATCCCCATGTGCGAGGTGCTTTAAGTGTTCAAAGTGAATAAAGCGGTCATCCCCCATCACATCCTGCGGAAGATAAACGAGGCCCAGTGGGACTTCATGGCCAATATGGTCGCCGATACGGTTGCGGCGTATAGCGAGTTAGCGAAGGCGAAAGGGCATGAACGGGTTAACGCAGTAGTTACCGGGCAAACGACTTGCCTGGTGGACATGGTAAACGCAAAAACGCTGGTGCGGATCCACGTGTCCTGCTTCATGGATGAAATCACTATCGATGTTCAGAGTAACATCGGCCACCTTAAAAACTTCAAAGGTATGAAATGATGAGCGGAAAAATTATTGTTGTTATCGGCCCGCATGGCTGCGGAAAGACCCGTAACGCAGAGTCTATCCGGGCGTATTTTGATGCGCATTGCGTTCTGGAAGAAGACGATGTGCGGATGTCCGGTATCAGCGTTGATGCCTTGGGCTATCTGGCCGAGCGTGGCGTTAAAGCCGTGGTGCTGACCAATGACAGCCGCTACCTGCGCAAGATCAAGCGGCGCGCCGGCGAGGATATCGTGGAGGCAGTAGAGTTCGATGACCTGCCACCAGAAGCCATTCCGGAAACCGTATCGATCGGCGCGATGAAAGGGGAAGGCCAATGAAACTGATCTACATTGCCGGGCCGTACCGCCCGTACACCTGCGCCGACGGCACCTGGGTAGGGACGCCGATGAACATCCGTAATGCGGAAGTAACCGCGGTCAACTTAGTAAATGAACTAGGCCATCTCGGCTTGTTCCCGGTGGTGCCGCATCTCAATACCCGGGACTTCGAAAATCAGGTGGAGCAAAACGACGACCAGTATTTCCTGGACGGAACGATGGCCATGCTGGAACGTTGCGACGCTGTGCTGCTGACCATGCCAAATGCGGACGAGGTGAGTAGCGGTACAAAGGCGGAGGTCCACCGCGCGTACCAGCTGGGCATTCAGGTATACCGCAGTTTTGACTCGTTACGCCGGGCCGCACAGGAAAACCAGATCGTCCGTCTTCCGATGCCGGCCGCAATAAGCGTGGAAAAAGCTAACCGTATTCGCGAAGAGTTCATGCGCCTGCATCCGGAAGTGCGTAAGGTTTGGGAAGCCCGTGGCCAGCTGACCATACGTGATTTCTCTAAACTGGAAGGCCATGTACTGGCGACTTTACCCGAATTTCCTGTCGCCGCAGTTAACCTGCGTCCCGGCGATACTTTAAGAAGTGGTGATGTCGTTAACCATACCAAACATCTTGGGGGTCTGACCGTTGAGGTGAACTGGGCTAACGGTACCTCCGAGCGCTACCATTACGCAGAAATCTTCAAAGTCGTTTTGCGGCGTGTTGGAGGGTAAAGAATGCTGAATGGCATCATGTTAGCGGTGGTCTGGATCCTGGGTATGTCGCTCATGGCAGGCGTCACCGAAGGGGATGATTCGGTAGGGCGCTTCTTCGCGGTTATCCTTTGGCCGCTGGCACTTATCGGGGTGATGATCTCGATCATATACGACGAGTTCAAATACCGGATGCGCCAGCGGCGTAAACGCAAATCCCAGTAACGAAAAAGCCCGGTTTCCCGGGCTTACTTTTTGCACTTGTCTATCTCGGCTCGCAGTAATATCTCATACCCCTGCCTTTGATGCCGTTCCGCTCGCAGGGCGCGCATCTGGGCGTCGATCTGCGCACCGATGGGTAATGAGTCCACCGCGAATGCCGGCGCGTCAGGCTGGCGTATATCGCACTTCTGCAGCACCGGCACTTTTACTTCCACGACGGCCGGCGGCGTTTCGGTTCGGGCGGAACAGCCGACAAGCAGCATGGCCATGGTCACGATCAGCTTTCTCATTTTGCCCGCTCCTTCCGCAGCTCGGCGTCGAAGGCATCACTGGCCGCCCGGCAGACGTCGGAACCGGTGGTGCGTTCCTGCAGGACTTCATTGGCCTTGCCGTATTCCTCGCCAGCGCCACGCTGCGCCGTTTTCTCCAGTTCGGCGATACGTTGCTTATCTTTCTCGCTTTGTACCGCCATAGACGCGATGACAGCGTTTTGCGCCTGCAGCTGGGCAGTCAGGTTGGCATTGTGCTGCTTCACGCTGCCCAGGGTTTTATTCAGGCTATCGATGGTAGGCTGGTAATGGCGCTCGGCAAGCGTGTTATGCAGCCACACCAGCGCGAAGATAACAACGGCGGCCATGATAGCCGCCACTACGGTTTTAACGGTAGGTGTGAGCATCACACACCCCCGTATTTTTTATATGCCTTCGCCAGTTTATCGTCGTACGCGTTTTTCTTATACGCCGGGCCATTGTACAGCCGCGCCGCCTTCGACCAGTTCTTGCTTTTGATGGCAGACACGATGGCCGGCGATGCACGCAGGAACCTTACCAGCGTGTCCAGTTGACCGACCTCCGAGTATTGCGCGTTAATGAATGCCTGCAGCGCCGGGTATCCGCAAGCCTTCCATTGGTAGCCCATGACCTGGAATGCGCCCCAGCTGGCGGCCTCCAGTGCGCTTGTGCGGTCAATCTCTTTGGCCGCCCGGTCCATGTCCTTATCTTCCTTGTTCAGTGACTGATAGCTGCCGGGTTTGGTCGCCACCAGGTCAGGCCATTTCCGCAGCGCGTCATTAGCAACGCTAACCCCGAGGTTCTCTTTCAGCCGCTGATACATCACGTGCGGCTCGTACTGGACTTTTGGCCGTTTGCCATCGATAAAGCCGCTGCCATTGCTTTCCACTTCCGCGAATGCCCGCAGCGCAGGAACGCTGATTCCGATCTTGGCCGCGGCCTTCTGGTATTCGTCATCCGATAGCGACATGGTCCTGCCCCCTCACGACTTGAATAGTTGCATCACATTTCCCCGCGCCCGGAATATCGCGATGAAGACGATGCAGTTAATGCCGACAGTCGCCCAGTCCACAATGGCCACGCGCCCCAGCACGAACTGGAACGGTGTCCACATATAGAAGACCATCAGCAGCATGGCGATCACACCGCCTGCTAAACGGTGTCTCGACCCGTTCCGCTGGAAGCAGAACAGCCGTACAACGATAGACAGGCAGAGTAAAACATTGAAGATGGCGAAGGTATGAATGATGAAAAGGGAGGCCGGGCTATCCGGCAACGCCGTGGTGATGATATCCGAAAATGCGAAGGCAGACATTATTTTGGTCCTCCGATATCCGACTTCACCAGCGCGCTTTTCAGCCATGCCAGGAACCGGTCCAGCAGCGCTTTCGTAAAGTCTTTCGTCGTAATGGCCATGAGTGTTTGGATCGCCACGGCAGCTGCGATGAACGCCCCCATCGCGGTAGGAGCATCACTGGCACCTGACGCGAATTTATGTACGCCACATGTTATCAATTCAGACGCCCAGTTCGCGCAGATAATTCCGAAAAAGAAACTCACCCCGCCGAATCCGGTTTTCGCGATTAACGTTAATTCTTTTGATGAAAGAACGAAGAAAATGGCACCCCAGAAAGCCCCGATAGCGACTCCGGGGTCAAGTCCGGCCCACCAGCCTAGGGCACCAATGCTTACCGCCCCCGCAGTAAGCCCGGTGCCGGTGGTAACTGGATCAGTCATAAGAATAGTCCTGTAGTCGGTTAGCGGATCGCTTCGGACTATTCTGGACACTTCCGGTGGAAATTTCCACTGGTCGTTTTTCCGGCCACTTTCAATCTTGGTTCACTCTGGCATTGACGTACGAGAATACCACGCTTTTGCCAGCTCTATCTGGTCCTCAAGAGTTAGTGTTTGCCCGTTGCCGTCGTCAGTCTGCACTGCCATCTCCTGAGCTTTCGCAAGTGCCTCTGTAACTACCTGGCGATTAGAAAACATTTCGTCTAACTCACCCATGATATCTCCTATTTGTTTATTTTGAGCTGCTTAGTTGTTGCATCATAGGATATGCCACCTACTGATGAGTTCGCGGTCTGCATTGACGGGATTACAAGAAATTGGCAGTCAATCTCTTTCCGGGTTAATGCTCTGAATCCAAGCGTTGGATTTGTAACGGCATCAGACCTGTACTCAAATGAAGCAGCCTTTGCCTGGAGATGGTATACGTTACCACCCGGATCAGTATATGTATACTCGTTATCAAACGAACGCTGGTCTGAGTACGAGAACGCCGTATTGAATCTGTTATACATAGCATCGAACTTATTGTTAGCCCCCATCCCCAGAGAAAATATATAATCAAAATCTTTGGCGTTTACTTTTATTTTGCAATACTGACCACCATTAAACTTAATGGCCGATTGTCGCCCAGTGCCGATAGAAAACACATCAGCATGCACAATGGTAACGTCTACATTACAGTGCTGGATATACGCATTATTTGCTGCGGTAGTGAAGAACACAACCCCATCCGTAACGTTAAAGCCAGACCCTTTGGCATGGCAGGAGATTACAGGCGTCGTCGCAGAGTTCCCAATATACGCTACTAGATACTGAGCATTGTATGCCGTTACATCACCACTACAGGCTTCGCAACCATACCCTTTAATAACGCCACCACCCTCAACGATATCCGTGGCGGAAACTTTGTAGGTAATATTCTTACATCTGTTCCATAAATGGAGTCCGGCGTGATATGCCTTATTAGTTACCAGTGTTATGGTACCATTGACATTATCACTTTCAGCTTCAATGCCTGCATATGCAGAATCATTAGCGATAACCTCCATAATAAAGTCTGAACAGGTATCCAGTTTGAAAGTACTCCCCAAAGCCAAATCAGAGCTTGCTGACGTTGGCTGTGGGTAAATCTGGCCTGATTTTCTGGCGGTGCAGTATACCTTCATGCCCTTCGTATCTTTATTGGCAAAGAATGGGAATACTGCTCGTTCTAACGTAACCGATTTACCGATATAAGGGTCATTGCTACCATAAATCCACAGACCTAATGTATTCGCCAAGGGTGCTGTGAAAATTTCCCTTGAGTCAATTTTTGTTGTGCTCTGGTACGCATACAGCGGTTTATTAGTTGGGTCATCCGATGTGATAAGAAGGGTACCAGCAATTCGTGGGTTGTCGCCAGTAAGTTTTAAGTTTGTAAACCCCGAATAACTTGCTGATGATGGCGTAGCACGAGAGAGTGTAGCCCCACCACCATCTAATGTGATGTTATCAGCAGCTATTACCCACCCATCCAGGGTCTGCGAGTTATTAGGGAAATCATTGTAGTAGATGGAGTTTGCTCTCAGCTTGATGTAGTCCCCATCATTAAGTGCTGCCAACATATTAGCAAACGGAATTGTGTCTGGAATGGAAGCCCCACGTCCGCGACAACCGTACCATTCTGGGCGGACAGTCCGATTGGCGTAATATTCTTCACGAACGAAAACGAGCCCCGGAATAGCGGACGCCACAATCTTCCCGCCATCTGCTGTAAAATTGGCAGATGACTGAACGATGAATTTACCGCCGCCGATGATATAGCCATAGTCATACTCAGTAACCTGAATTCTCTGGCCTACCATATCGGGGGTTATCGACGCTAGGGAAGCCACTACCGGTGCGCTACCTATGTATAGTAGACCTTTGCTGGATGCTAAATTCTGACGAAGGACGTCTTCGCCGAGGAAGTTGAATTTGGCCTTATCAGTCGCGATCCATGAGGCGTCGGTATTCCCTGCCGTTGTATAGGGAATCGGTGTCGAGTAGTTCAGCTTCCATGCTTCCCCTTGGTAGCGAATCACATCGTTGTAGTCATGTACTGTTATCGGACCGCTGTAGTAATCTCCAACTTCGTTGAAACCTGAAGAGGCGATGAAATTATCAAAGCGATCCTGTGCCGATCCAAACCACGCGTTCCAGGTAGCTTTTGTGGCATCGAACCAGGCATTGAAATTGTCTATTACCGGTTGGACTAGATTTTTGATCTGTTTGCTGAAGGAAGGTTTCGCCCCATAGCCGTCAATATTGACGTCGGTGTTCTCATCCGCCGTCATCATGGTCTTCATTTCGACTGCGGCTTTAGACATGTCCTCTGCCGAGCCTTTCATTGCTTCATACAACGGGTCCATATCTGACATTTTAGTTACCCTCGATTAACCGTTTTCGCACTATAACATCGGGCCTTAATCTGTTAAACGCAAAACGCGTAAACGGGCGCGTGAAATAGCAATTGGAGAAGTCGCAGAATGCTTCACAAAAAGTGATACGCGATCCCCCGCATTATAGCGCCGCAATGCTGCCACCTGCAGGGTAAACTGCGCGCCGGCCACATCCGGGCTAACCGCCCACGCCACGTCGTCCCCGTCTGCCGCCGTTGTTCCTACCCCAGCGGCAAATGCCGTTGAGTCCGGGAACGGGTTGCTTCCGGTGCGCGCAGGCCGGACAATCCCCTGAATCTGATACATACCAGTCTGCGGAATGACATAGTCGGTGTTGGCGGTTGCGTCCCATCCGTCAGCGGTATCCGACGCGATGACCGTCAGCGGGACTTTCACCCACGCCGTATTATCGAAGGTTTCTGTGCCCGGTCCGGATACTTCCAGGAACGGCTGTGCGGGGATCGCAATCGCAGGGATAACCCACGCAGAACCGGTGTACCGGTACGCCGTGCCATTCGCCAGGTTGTAAACGGACCATCCCGCCCGTGGCGTATAAAATTCCCATGCGCCTTCAACGCGTACGGCCAGCTTGCCCGCCTGGCCGGCAAAGGCGCCGGACGGCGACGTCCCGACAATGTAGCGCGTTCCGTCATCCGTGACTGACGGACTGTTCGCAATGGCCAGCACCGCGGCGCCCACAATTGCATCCAGTTTTTTCATGTTGGCATCCATACCGGGCTTCCACCCGCTTTCGCCTAAATCCCAGCCGTAGGCCATGCCCAGGTTCGGGGCCGTTTTCTGTACCATGGTTATACTCCGTAAGTGAATCCGTAACTATTGCCATACCCCGTATCGCGAGACGGGAGGACGACGTTAAAGGTGTGCTGGAAATTAGTATAGTTCCGGCGGCCGTCGCGCATGGTGTAAATGCGGACCTCATGGGAGCCGGTCGACAGGGCATTCACGGGGATGTTAAACGACGTGCCGGTAATGCCTTGCTGCTGGTACACCATTGAGCCGTTGCGCCACAGCTCGATCGTCACCGTGGTTCCTTCTTCCGGGATGATGTTTCCCGCGTCCCAGCGCACCTGGGTAGCCGCATCCTGCAGCAGGCGGTTTCGGTTGGCCCATGTGATAGCCAGGTCAATGCCATTGACGTTGACCGACGCCGGCCAGTATGCGCCGCCGATCTTCACATTGGCAACCGGGTACGGCAGCTCGTACCGCCCGCGTAGGGTAATGGTATCCGTCGGAACGTTATTGATGTCCATCTGGTCAATGGAGGTCTGCATCACCGGCCGGTATTGCACCGTCTCGCCGAATGACCTGACCGACTCGTCTTCCGGGAAGGAGCTGGAGCCGATGAAGTACACGATGGTACCCGCTGGCCAGTTGCGCGGTTGGGTATCCATCAGGCCGCGGGTTATGGTCGCCTGCTGCGAGACGTCAGAGAAATCCGTTAACTGGACGATCTCTTCGTTGGTACCATCCGTGAGAAGCGCAAAGCTGTTCGTCTCCATGTCCGCCAGGCGGTAGCTGGCCGACGTATTCAGCTTCATCAGGGAGGCTATTTCCGGCACCAGCGCATCGGACAACGCGGATTTCGGTGTCAGCGGCCCAACGGCGACTAGCTGCCACGATTGACCGGCTTCCGTGGTGATGTAGGAGAACAGCTGGACGGATTGCGCGTTATCGTTGCCGCCGGTAGCAATCTCCGTCGAGAATCCGGCGAAGGTCGGCAGGACGTCTGCTGGCAGACCTGCAGCACGGATAAGATACCAGAACGGGTATTCCCAGGTGTGGCGGTACGGGAACAGCGTCGCCGGTTGTGCTGGGTCGACCCAGCCGTTATCCTGCGAGCCGGCGAATGTCGCCGATGAGCGCGAGAAGACGTCCTCCACGATGCGCAGGGAGACCGAGTCGTCCCCGACAGCAGCAATGCTCACCTCTTCCACACGCATGGCCATGTTCGAAATGCCGTGTCTCGGCCAGTTGAAAGTAACGTTCATCCCGGGTGCGATGGCCCACGCTTCACGGTTTACCGTCACCTCGGCAGTACACAATTGCGCGCTGGCCACCTGCAGGTCACGTTCAGTAAGCCGGATGGCCAGGTTTGCATCTCGCACGCCGACGTACTCTTTTGTCGTGGACACGACGCGTCCCTGCGCCTCGATGTTAGCCGGATCCTGAACGGTGACTGTCTCGTACTCTTCGTTCTCCGGGTTCGTGTACTTCGTGCTTATCTCGTTGTATGTTTCGCCCAGCGCTTTCCGGGTAAAGGATTTCAGGCTGGCGTTATCCGGGTTGATGGTCAGGGCCGATGGCTCGCCAGCGCGGATGAGTTTAATCGTCCATAGTCCGGAACGCGGGTCGAGATACGTCACAGCGTTAATGCACGCCTTCACATCATCAATGAAGGTATAGAGGTCTTTGTCATCATCCCAGACGAAGGATAGCCCGAAGCCCTCGTTATACAGGGTCTGCGCGGCGGAAAGGTATGCGGCGTCATCGATCGTAGCTGGCGCGTATCCCAGGCCCCATTCCGTGTTCACCAGTCCTTCGCGGATGATATGCGCCGGGTTCATGTTATCGCCGATGTAGCAAAGTTCAGGGTGCCAGTCGGCCCAGAAGCAGCTGACCTTGAACGATACGTCTTTCAGGTAGGCGTTGTTCCCGATGTAATGGTCATGCATCAGGGCGACCGCCAGCCCACGGTAATTCAGGCCGAGGTCCGGCACCGTAACCCGCGGCTTCCAGTTGTACCCTTTGGAGAGGAACCAGGCGATGATGGCCGGCGCGGAATATGACCCATCGGAACCAACGCCGATACAGCGCTGCCCCCATCCACCGAAGCCAATTTCCACCAGCCCTTTCACGCCGCCTTCCGAGGACTCCCCGCCAAACAGGCCGGTATTGTCCACCGCCACAAGCCCCTGTGACTCGTCTCCCGGGTTATTCAACGTGCCGGACCAGGCGACCTTATCGGCCCACCAGATTTCCTGCAGCTTGGCGATCGGCCCATGGCAAATGGCGAAATGCAGCCCGATGTTGTACTTATAGCCGACAACCGATTTTTTCTTGCTTTTCCCGCCCATCAGTTATCTCCGTTGACGCGCTTCTCGGCGGCCTGGCAGGCACGTTCCGCCAGTGGGCAGCCGGTCGCCCGCATGACGTCTACCGGCGTGCCGTTCTTAATGAAATCCCGAAAGTCCAGCCCATGTTTCGCGAACCAGTCGCGAGCGCCATTAACGCAAAGACCCGCCGTCGGCAGGTCTGTAGGTAACACGCGGATGTCACTCATTTCTTGATCTCCGTTGTCCGTTGGCCGCCCATCCATAATAGGTTAGGCGATTTCACACGCACCGTCCCGAAGACTACCGGAATGGACCGTCCGGCGTCGACCGTCGGCACGTCGACCGTCTGCGGCGACTGGTTAGCGCTGGACGTTTTGGCCCGCGGGGTCAGGGCGTAACTGGCCAGCGACATCGCGATGGAAATGATGATATAAACGACCCAATCTGGCATGGCGCCCCCTAGAACTGGTTTGCGTTGAACGGGTTTTTGGTTGGGATATTGGCGCACCCGCCATAGTTATCCGCATTGTTAAACACGTTTTTACACGCATCATACGTATGCAGGCAACCTTTTGATACAGAAACCGGACGGCCAGCGGTCATGTCGGAAATGGGGGCGATAATATTCAACGTCCAGTTGCGGCCGCCGTTGTTTACGGCAGAGGAGATCGCCCGGATTTCGGTCAGGCCGTTTTTCAATATGATGCGGAAGATGCCGCCAGCCAGGGTGGCTTCGGTCAGACCACGGTCATCGCTCGTCAGGGTAACGGATACCGTCATCGAATTAGCGACCGACGTGGACGAACCGGACTCCGAATGCAGCGACTTATCCGCTGAACAGGCCCGACCGTAAAGTGCATGCGGGCATCCGCGCTGGTACTTACGCCGCAGACCGATATTAAGCTGCGATGTGCTTATGGACTCGCATGCCAGTTCCACCTCGGACGTCTCGACCATGTTGCCGGACAGGACGCGCCCGGTCCAGATCATCCGCAGGTCATCATCGCCAGCGTGGCCGCGATAAATATTCAGTGTCGTTACCCGGCTTGGCGCGCGGGTCACTACCAGTCCGGTAATGTCGATGTCCTCCCGCGCCGTCACCGTCAGTGTCTGCTTATCCAGTGACCCCGATGTGACGATATCGCTGTGCTTTATCGGGAAAGGTGTCCATGGGCGGCCGCCGTAGATCGTGAGGTCCAGTGCGGCAACATAACGGTACGCATTCGTTGCTGCATCACCGTAAATGAACTCGTAAAAATACAGCGGTTTCCCGCTGTCAACGCTATCTTCCAGTTGAGGATATGACACGTTTTACTCCTGGACGGTGATGAAGGCCGTCTGCAATTCGGCGATGCCGCGGGCATGCCATGTAAGTTCAACCGAATCACTGGCCTGCCGTACACGGTACATCAGGCTGATCCGCATTATGTCCGTCTTTTTGAGCGCGCTGAAAAACTCGCGGTCCAGTGTGATTATCGACACCCCGACTGACGTTGTTACGCTGGTAGCAGCTGCGCAATACATGCTGCCGTCAAACGTTTCAACCATCAGCGCGATGCTCGGGTCATCAAGCAAAATCTCTTCGTCAATGACGGCGTTCCGCTCCACCCGTAACTGATTCGGTGCCGGCATATCCGCTGCCGCCGTCAGGTCGTGGGACCACGATGGCACCCAGCAGGCCACCTGCGCGCCACGTAGCGCATAGAATACCGCGAGGATGTCGATAACCTCATCATACGTGAATGCGGTCCACTGCGCCTGGAATGTACGCCGTCCAGCGTTCTCCGCATACCCCGGCGTAACCGCCGAGTTGTAGTAGTCGATCAGGTCGTACTGCCAGGCATCGGCCACTGTCACCGCGGATACCCAGTTAGGCTTACGGGTGATGACCATGCGTGTATCGCCATTCAGTTCGAAGGTCATTCGCGTCGTATAGTTCGACGGCATTGGAGGCCAGGTTGGCCAGACCGCCGGATTAAGCACCGCCGCCCGCCGGATATACGCTGCCCAGCGATGACCCTGTTCCGCGATAAACGAAATCAGGTCTTTGTATGATGATACGGCCGGCACGGTAAACGTGTCCGTCTGCGGCAGGATCGTGAAGCCGACCTGTGCTTCGATCGTAGTGGAGACCGCCCGGGAAGACGACAGGTCATTGTTCAGCAGCCCGTACTGCACCGGCATAATATCCGACCCCCGCGGTACGGGGAACGTCAGCGAATCGCGCAGCATAACCATCGACCCGGATACCCGCAGCACGTTAAGCAGCTGCTGATCATCCCCGGATACGAGGTAGAGCGCTTTCACCACTCCCCAGGTGGCCGGCGGTTCTTTGTCCAGGACTAATATGGCATCGCCGACTTTCCCGGCTACCAGCGTGCGGGATGCCATGTGCCACTGCGGAACGAGCATTGGCCGCCACTGGCGCTTCCGGATGATTGCCTGATACTGCGCAGCCTCGTCGGCGGTCGTCAGCGTATGGCGCATAGAAATCGTCCGGCGCGGCTTAGTTCGACGAGACAAACGCTGCTCTTTGCCGCTGTCTGCCGTGATGATCTGCGTGGAGAATTCAACCGACTCGGTCATGCCGTCTTTCCAGTTTGGCTGCAGCGGCCACATGGAACGACCGTAGATAAACCCGCCTAACGGGTCTGCTGATAACCCTTCCGCCGAGTCCAGTAGCCCCGTGATCCACCCCCGCGCCTTCGCCTGCGTGGTGGTGTAGTTATTGTTCGACTGACCGCACCAGTTATATAGGTCCACTATGGCATTCAGTAGTTCCGCATGCCAGCGCCCTTGCCATTTAAGGTTCGCCGGGTCCGGGCTGAATGTGCCGGCCATTACGCCGCTGGTCACGTAGGTGAAGTCGAACATCTGGACGCACTTTTCTATCACGCGTGCCACTTCGGTAGACAGCGAACCGGAGGCATTATTGGGCCGCTGCAGCTTATCCACCGCGATCGCCGCCTGCAGCGCCACCGCCAGTAGCCCCGGCTCATAGACAGGCGTGGGGAACGACCCATCCGTGTTCAGCCGGTTCGGGACGGTGAACCACAGTTCAGGCAGTGTAACCGTATCACCCTCCTGATACCCCAGGACTGCCGCTTTGCGGATCGCCGCGCTCCAGGCGTTTGCGATTCCCGGGTTCGACGGGGTCCAGTTGCGGTCATTGGCGAACCAGTAGAGCGCATTCGTCGCGATGTTCTGCGCCTGCGTCTTGAGGCTGGCGGTATTCGTCAGTCGAGCGATATCCGCGGCATCCCGCATCGCCACCAGCTGATCGAGCATGCCTTTTGAGTCCAGCGGACCGCCCCATCCGAAGGTATTGGCGGCGCCGTAAGCCGTCGACCCGGGCGCATCGAAATAGAACACCGGGACGAACAGGCCGGCCACTCGCGTTGGATAACTGGACGTCCATGCTTCCTGCGCGGCCTGCATCAGCGACAGCACGTTACCCGTCGCCGTAGTATTGCCTTGTGCGGCCCATTGGCTCCCGATCTGCTTTCCGACATACGCCGGGGACCGCCAGCCGTTATCGCCCGGAGTGAACTGCGTTATTACCGGCACGGCGCCGGGCGTATACCACAGGCCGCTGTATTGCATCGAGCCGTTGACCTGATTCACGGTGGCATCCCGACCTTTCGTCCAGGCATTCTCCCCCATTACGTCGGAGCCGATCGAGAAGGCTTCATACGCGTCACGGAAAGCGCGGTTTTCCGAATCGGTATCGGTACTCGGCTCAATCTCCGCCGACGGGGAGATACGATATGCATCACCGGGCTGCACCACGTCGCCATTTCCCAACGTGAAGTTATGGCGGACGCCGACGAGATAGTGCGGGATAAACGTCCCGGCTTCTGACGACTGGCCACGGTAGAGATAGGCTACGGATGCAGTCAGGATGCGATTGGCCAGCCGTACAGCCGCCGGGCGGGGAACGATACGGTGCGCCCGCAGAAGTCCCGTCACCATCCGGAACTGTTCCGACGACGTTCCCGCCGCCGGATTAATGCCCGATGCGTCAGTCGTCGAGTCAGTAAGGCTGTGCGCTACCAGCCCATCGCTGCTGACCAGTGCATCATTATCGGTTAATCCCGCCATTCATCACCCCAGAACCTGTTTAACGGCCTGCTTATTGGCCTTGATGTAGTTAAGGATCACTTTACTATTTTCCGGAGCATTTAGCCCAGCGGCGACAACCGAGGCCGAATCGATCGCGTTAATAACCCGGATATCCTGCGGATTCGATGACCCTGAACCGCCGCCGCTTCCCTGGTTCAGTATATTGTTCGGGTCGTCTTTTGACAGGATTTGTTCGCCTTTCTGCGCGATGATTGGCACCTCATCCGATTTAAGCCCCGGCAGGCCGCCATCATGGAAACGCGGCGCGCCGACAAACAGCGACGGGCTGACGGAGTTTTTCCGCTGCTGGCCACCGGTGGTTTTGCTTCCGACCATGCCGCCGTTGTGTTTAGCCGCTACACCACCCAACGACGCCGCCGCTGCACCGATGCCGCCGCCCATTCCCACCAGGGAGTTCAGTACCATCTGCTGCAGGATAGCCTGCGCAATCTTCATCAGGAAATCTGCGAAGAACTTGGTAACGGTAGCGCCGAGGCTGCGGAACGCATCTCCGAGCGACATCGTGCCGCTAAGAACTTCGACAAGGCTATCGGTCACGGACTGCAGACCCGTTGCCAGTCCGTCCAGAACGCCCTGCACCACCGTACTATCCATCTTGGTGAAGGTGCCGGTGACGTCATTCAGGCCCGCGCGGATCTGCGCAATTTTGGCCATGAGTGCTGCATAGTCTTCCGGTGACAACACATTGCGGAATTTCTGCGCCAGCTGGTCCAGTGTGTTCGCCGACTGCTGCAGGTTCACGTTCATCGTGGCATACAGCTCGGACGTCTGCTTCACCGCCTCATCTTCGGAGATAATGCCCGCCTGACGCTTGGCGTTAATCTCATCCAGCAGGTTTTTCTTCGTTTCCTGGACCGCATTAAGCTGGTCTTCCACGCGCTTAATTTCTTCCAGCTTCGCCTGCGTGGTGGCGTATTCGAGGTTACGTTTACGCAGGTCTTCGAACTTGCCCGCCAGTTCCGCCCCGCCCGAACCGAGTTTGTTCGCCTTGGCGATCAGCTGGTCGTACTGGGTATTAACGGCCTGCAGTTTCGCCTGCAGTCTGTCATCAAACGTGGCATTCGGGTCGACCTTAGACTGCTTGACCCCGACAGCGTCATCCAGTTTTTCATACTGCGAGGTCAGCGCCGCCAGGGCGTTTTCCTCGCGCTTCGCGGCATTCGCCCGGGCCTTGCTGCCGTTGTCCATGGCGTTATAGGAATCCGTCTCGGCTTTCTTCCGCGCGGCCACAATCGCGTCGAGACGCTTGGTCATCGCCGCCCCTTCGTCACCGCCGATCGACTTGGCACGGGCGTACTGCGGCGCGAATTCCTCATCGATAATTTTAAGCCGGCCGGGAAGGTTTTTACGCTGCAATGCTTTCTGCGCGGCAACGCCGGCCTTCTTGGCCTGTTCTTCCATCTTGGCAAGGTCTTTCGTCATGCCTTTGATGTCACGGTCACGCTGGGTGACTCCCGTTTCCGGGTCAGCGGTGAACTGGAATTGAGGGTTTGTGATCGCCTTAATATCGGCCATCAGCGTCGCCACCTGACCCCGGATAACATCCACCGCAGTCTTGTTGGTGTCGACCATGTTTTTATTTAACTCGGCCCATTTTTTATCGACATCATCCCAGACCCTACCCGTGGACTCCAGGAAGTCGCGGTGTTCTTTGGTCATGTCTTCTGATAGGCTATCAGCCCAGTTAGCCAGCGTTTCGCCGACCCCCGGGATAAGCCGCAGGACATCCGCGATCCAACCCATGATCATTTTGGTGGCCGTGGCGAATTGCGTCGTTACCGGGCGCACCCAGCCGATCAGGATGTCGTACAGCATTGTCGGGATAGACTCCCCGATCGCCAGTAGCTGATTGCCGAGGTTTTTGTAGTCCCGGATGACCTCGTCAACGCCCTGCCGGAAGGTCGACGACTGGTCGTACATGATTGAGCCGATGTCGTACGCGATAAGCGCTGCGCCGACAAACGGGATCAAGCGGAGTAGGCCGCGCAATGCGACACCGAGAAGCCCGACGGCCCCTTCTGCGGCCGCAATGCCCGTTGCCCATGTCAGAAGGCCGGTGTACACACCACGGATAAGAACGACGCCCTGTTTGAGCAACGGAAGCATTGTCCGGATAGACCCGACCAACCCCAGCACCATACGCGTGATTTTGAGGCCCGCCAGCACCCCGAGGACCGTGATGACCGTGTCCAGGTTGTCAATCAGGTAAACCAGCGTGTCGGCCACATAACTGAATGCCTGGCCGAGATTAACCGCCGCCTGCTGGCCGTCGGAGCTATTCAGGAAGTCCGTCACCTTCTGCAGTAGCTGAACATAGGCTTCGATAAAGCCGGAGTCCGCCAGCGCCAACTGGAAAGAGGTCATCGCATTGCGTGCGCGGGCCTCCATCGCGTCAACGCCTTTACTCGCGGTTTCCAGCTGCGCGTCGATCGCCTTGGCCTGTTCGCGGGCAAAGTTAATGACCGCTTCGCCGGAAACCTCGCCGTTCTCCATCGCCTTCATCAGCTGCGTCGTGGTCATGTTCATGCCCTTGGCGAACAGCGCAACGGCGCCGGGCAGACGTTCACCCAACTGGCCGCGAAGTTCTTCCGCATAAACCTGACCCTTGGACAGCATCTGTTCCAGGGCGCGGAAAATGCCGTTCATGTCATCGGCTGACAGGTGGAATACGCGGCCCGCTTTAGCCACGCTTTCGAAGATGAATTTTGAGTCCTGCAGTGAAAGCCCTACGGCCTTAGCGGCTACCGCAAATCGGGTGTACGAGTTGGATACCACCCCGATGTCAATACCCAGTTTATCCGACAGCCCCAGCATGTACTCCCATTCCGCGTTCAGGGCGCTCTGACTCTCCCCGACCACCGTGGAGATCTTAACCAGTGCCTGCTGGCGCATCTTATACGCATTGACCGCGCCGGACGCCTGATTGATCGCCCCCTGGAAGCCAACGTATGCCGTCGTCAGGCCGAGCACCTCGCCGCGGATACGCTGAACCATTGATAGCGTGGTTCGTCCTTCATCCCTAAAGAGGGAGAATGCCTTCGAACCGTCCCGCGCCGCGCCGCCGTTGTTCCGTAGCGCCTGCGTTAACGAGTTAATGGCACTGGTGGTCTGCCGGCTGGTCGATATCAGCGTTTGTTCCGCCGCATTCAGGTTTCGCGTATCTATGCCGGCTGACCGCAAGGCACTCTGCGTTGTGCGCGCCGCGGTTCCGGTATCACGTAATGCACGGGCTGCGCCAGCCAGGCGCTGCTGCGCGGCCTGCATGCGGATGGACAGCTCGCCAGTGTCGGTCGTCGCCTGGCGCATCTGCTGGGCCAGCGACTGAACCGCCGCCCGCGCCACCTGGTATTCCGCCCGCGCCGCGCGTATCGCTGCGACCTGCTGGCGGTACATATCGATCTGCTGCGCGAATCCGGAAATGCTTTTGTTCGCGTCATTCAGCGTGCGGATCTTCGTCGCGATGTCGGTGATGTTTTTTCCGCTTCGCGATATCTCCGCCGCCAGGGTAGTCACCTGCTGGGTCAATCCGCCTAACGTCCGGCGTGCGGCTTCCCCCGGGCTAACGATCTGCTGAATCTGCGAGGATAGCGGTCCCATCTGGTTCGTCGTGCCCTGGACAACACGGCCTAATGTGGAATAGCCTTTTGCCGCCGCCAGTGCCTGCTGCGCCTGCTGCTGCAATCCCTGAATGATGCGATTCTGCGCCGCGGCAGCCGGCGCCGTCGCGATGATGTTTTCCTGCTGCTGCAGAACTTTGTTTACCGAAGAAACACTGTTAACGATACTGGACTGAGCGGCGCCGATATTCTTCGTCTCGATGCCGTACCGCTGCAGCTCTTTCGTCGTACGGCTCACCTGCGCCGCCCGGCTGGCCTCTGCCCGTTCTGCCCTCTCAACCTGTTTGTTGATACTGGCCAGGGCGGCTTCCTGCTTTTTCGTGACCTTAGCTGCGCTGTCATACTCCTGCTGCAGCTGGGCCTGCTTCTGCCGCAATGCCTCCGTTTTCTGCGCCGCCTCCGTCATCGAGGCGTTCTGGCGCTTGTAAAGTTCGACCAGGGCGTTCAGCTTTAACAGCTGCTGCCCGGCCTGTTCCAGTCGCTTATAAGAGGCTTCCAGCTCACGCGTCGAGACTTCGCCCCGTTCTGCCGCTTTGCGCTGGTCGTCCTGCGCCTTCGCCATTGCTTCAATCGCGGAGGTCACGGCTTTAAGGGGTTTCTGGCTGAAATCCCTCGCCCGGATCCTTAGTTCGACGTCTTTGCTGTTAGCCATCGCTCAAGCCCTTAATCAGTTTTTTGTAATGCGGGCCACCTTTCTTCCCGTTCATGACGGATGCCAGTAGCGCCTGCAGTAACGTGCTTTCCGTCACCAGGTGCATATTCACTCGGCGCCGGGCTATCGTGATTTCAGACCACAGGTACCCCAGTGGGTACCGGCGTGCGTCTGGGTGTCCCTGAGACATCAGGAAGGACACGCCTTCCCGTAGCTCATTGTGAAACCTAATTACTTTTTCCCTTTTGCTGTAGACGCGGGTGTCCGGCTTGCCTTTGTTTCCCTCATCAGGTCCATGGCCTTTCGTAGCATCTTTTTTATATCTTCAACGTCCGAGAAGGTCAGGCGGCCAACGGCTTTTAGCGCGTCAATCTGGGCAGTCAGCGGCAGGCGCTGGGCTTTCTCCAGGTTGGCTTCGTCATCCGCCGCCAGCGCGATAATGTGGGCTACCAGGCCGGGCGCATCGTTAATCAGGCCCATGGCGAATTTGCCCATGGCCACGTAGGAGAGGTCGCTGCCGCCGTGGGTTTCATAGAGGTCGAATAGCCCTTCCAGGTCGTCATAGTGAACGCGGACGATTTTCGAAATGTCCTGGAAGGAAAGGCCGCGGACCTCGAATGTCATATCGCCTTTTTTAGCGCGCTTAACGATGATTTCTTCGGTATCCGGGGTGAAATCTGACAGTGACATGGGGTTTATCCTCTTCGTTGGTTGACGTCGTTAATGTAGCACGTCGGCAGAAAAGCATAAAAGAAAAGCGCCCGTAGGCGCTTTCCGGTGTGACTGCGGTCTGCTCTTACGAGAAGGTCGCGGTTTGCGATACTGCGGACTTGCCGTTCGCCAGCGTTGCCGTAACTTTCGCCGTGCCGGCCGTCGAGCGTTTCAGCGTGGTGGTGGCCTGACCCGTGCTCGCGGTGGACGCGCTCGCCGGGGTAACGGTAGCGCCGGTGTCCGTGGTGAAGTTTACAGTCTCACCCTGAACCACAGTGCCGTTGCCGTCACGAACTGTAGCGGTCGCCACGATGCCGGAGCCGCCGGACGCCGACGAAGTGCTCGCCAGCGATACAGACACGGTACGCAGCGTCGTCGGGTCAACGGTTGCCGCGGACGGCAGCACGTCAATGTACAGGCGCTGGGTGATGTTGTTCAGCTGCAGCGCTTCGAACGAGAACGACATCACGTTCCAGTCGTCGCCTTTCAGTGCGTAATCCCCGTCCGGGCGCAGCGCCACTTTCGGGAAGTAGTAGTTTTTGTTGGTACCTACCGGGTTGTCCGCGATGTAACGCAGGGCGCCGTAAATCTGATTCGTCTTGCCGATCACCATGTTGCGGTTCTGCGCAGCGATATCGCACTGGATGATCATCTGCTTGTTGCCCGCGAATACAGGGGAGTCTGGCTCGATGTAGATACGGCCCTGCGCCAGGTCCAGCTCGTAGTTGCCAGCAGCGTTAACGACGGCCACGCCCGGCAGGGAGGTAATGTCGCCAGCGCCCGGGATGATTTCAACGTCGCCATCCGCCACAGCGACTACGACGTTATCCACGTTGAACAGGCCAGTTGGGGTGTCGTCGCTGGTACCGATCTGGTAATACTTACCACGCAGTACCGGCTTGAACACTTCTTTGACGCCAGTCTGGTCCGTCAGGGTCATGTTCACCAGGTCGCCAAGGAACCACAGCGCCAGGTTCTCTGCCGCGATGTTGTCGCAGGTGAAAGTCCCGGTCATGCCGGCTTCCAGCAGGACGGAGGCATCTTTTACACGCAGGCCGTAATCCGACGCATAGTGGTCCAGGTTTTCAGTATCAGTGGTGATCGTGAATTCCGGGCCGTTGCCGAAGTACATTTCGCCGGTCTTGCGGTTAGAGTTCGGCAAGAACTTATCGAAATAGGTTTTCCCGCGTCCGATTGTATAGTCGTTCTGGAAATCGCTTTGCATCTTTCATCTCCTGTTAGGGATTCCGAATATCTACTTTTAGTCCTACCCTAATAGGCAGGAAGAAAAACGCCGTGTCCGATAGTCCTTCCTCGGGCGGACGAACAACCGGCTGTGCGAGTGTCAGTGTAGCAATCATTCCCTTCAACCGATAGACCCCCGGGAATTCCGGGTTTCCATTTTCATCCTTCGAGATGAGCATTGACAGGCGCTTTTCGACGACGGCCACGATGTCATAGATCGGGTCCGTTGGATTGCGCGCGTCGTCTGCGCACCACCCCTGAACCAGCAGCACCCAGTCATCCATCCGGACGGTCTGTTCCTCGTTAGCGAATTTCCCGTAGTCGGTTGCTTTCGCTTCCAGAATAGACAGGAACGGCATCTTTGCCACGTATTCCGCGCCGAAACGGTCCCGACCGCGGTACACCTTTCCCCGGAAGTCATACGGATACCCGTTATCCGGGGAAATGCCTTCCAGGAAATCCGTTAATGCTTTCAGCACATCGAGGCGCTTACTCATGATAACCTCTCGAAATTACGGAAAAACTCCGTCGCCACCATGTCAGCTATTTGCGGCCCGACCTTCTCGGCCACCTCCGAGAATACCTGATCTACCGATGGACCGTACAGCAACGCTACCTTGCCCGGGACCAGCCATGATTTATGCTGCGTCCGCTTATTCGATAATGTCTCCCCGGCGGAAAGCCTTACGGCAAGGCCGATGTTGTAGTTGTCTTCGGAAAGACTGGCGCCTTTTTTCAGCCTGACGAGAAAGGCGTTTTTCAGGTACGTGGTCTTACCACGCTTCACTCGAACGGATACCCCTTCCTTTCGCCGGCTGTTCACGACGCTGTTACTCGTCACGAACCGGGCCAGGGAGGTCGCCCGTTTACGTCCGGTGATGGTGGCTTCGAGGTTTGTTCTGGTAGCGCGCTTGGTGACTTTCAGGCGGTCGGGGTTGAGATACCCGGAGGGGAAGGCCACCTCGTTCAGCATGTTTTTCTTGACCAACGACATACCGGTGCGCGATGCGACGGTGTTGATAGCCATCTGCATCGCCAGTTCAGTTATTTCCGGGAGCCGCTTGAGGTAGTCACGCAGCTCCAGGTCGCCCACGGAAATAACGTTAACGGTCATCAGTTCTTCCTCGACACCTGCCAGATTACTTCGACCGGACCGACAATCGGTTCCTGCGTCTGTAGCACCAGGCCAACGTTGCCGTATCCTTCCGCCGTGATGATGATCACGTCACCGCCTTCCAGCGTGACGCCTTTCGCCTGCAGTTCGTCCTGCATAAAAACGATTCGCTCGATGCCATCAATGATCTGGGCGTAACCGCCGCTATCATTATCGCCGACCAGTTGCATCTTGTTGTGCCAGCGCACGCTAAGACCGTCGACAATGACTTCCTGCGAATAGCTTTCATACCGCGCAGATACAGACAGGGACGCGTGAACGTCCCTGCGTGCCTTCGCTTTGATTGCCGCGAAGTTAGAGGCCATATCAGACCTCTTCGTCCGCTGCGCCGGCCTTACCGCCTTTTTTGGTGGTGGCCTTCGCGTCAGACTTTTCTTCCTGCGCAGGCGCTTTTTCTTTCGCCGCCTGGTCTTCCGCATCGACTTCGATGATCGGACGATCGAGGGCGCCAGGGTTCATGCTGTTAATGGATTCCAGCTCTTTCTGGGTGAAGTTGAAGATTTCACCGATCGCCGGGCGGATACGCTGGCCGTCGCGGAAAACGATGACCGTCTGGACTACTTTACGTTGTGGCATAATCTCTGTCCTTTAAATTGGCCCGCCATTATTGACGGGCCTGCAGGTGGTTACGGAACGACGGTCAGCAGGAACGACGCATTCGGGTCTGCCGGGACCATCAGCGGTGCGCCCTGAGTCATCAGGTAGGTAACGCTCGGGTCCGGGTTTTTCCACATTTTCGGGAAATACTCCAGCGCCTGATACCCCGCCTCATCGTCGAGGATAGCACCGAAGCATTTCACGCCGTCAATAGCGGACGAGATACCCATAACCGCTTTCTGGTTCATCAGGTACTGTTCCTGGTTTTCCCAGTCGCGGTATTTCTGAGTGTTAACCCAGAAACGCATACGGCCGGCGCCGTTGATGCCTACCAGTTCACCCATGAACTGAACGCCTTCAACATCGTCCCACAGACGGGTCAGGTTGGAGTCGGAACCGCGGATATTGCCATCCATCAGACCATCTTTGCCCCACAGTTCGGCGCCGCCGACTTTCACGAACTGGTCCCATGCGTCGCCGCCGAACACGTAATCACGGATCACCGTGCCGGAAAGTGACTTATCGGACACCAGGCGCTGACCATCGCGCAGGTCGGCGATCATGTCCATCAGGGTAACGCCGGTAGCGGTCCAGTCGGAAGTCATGGTCAGCGCAGCATCGCGGCCAAAGTCTACGCGGGTTTTCGGGTAATCCTGCCCTTCCACGTCAACATAGCCGTACTGCGCCGCCTGCGCGGCCATCCATTCCCAGGTATTTTCGTGCATCGCGCGGTGCTTCATCAGCAGGAATGCGATAACGCGGTCACGACGTTGGGCGATAGAGAGGCTACCGGTAGCGAGCGCTTCGCCCGGTTGACGCGGAACAACCATGTTCGGGTCAATGACGTGCTTCGGTTTCACGTAAGCCGGTTTGAAGGTCTTGGTGTTGTAACCCTGTTCCTTGATCACGCGGCCTTGCGCGGTAGGTGCGACAAACGGCGCGACGCGGGTAACGTCCTGGATGACCTTATCAAACGCGATCTGGTCTTCCTCGAAGTTAATCTGGCGCGGGAACCACTGCAGGAAGAACGCCGGCAGGGACTTAACCTTGCGTTGCACTCCCATCAGGACGGTAGTTTCGTACAATCCAGCCATTTCTGCTGCTCCTTAGTACAGGTTGCCGATGTGGATGTTCGTACGTTCGAACACCGCCTGACGTTTCAGCAGGGTATTGACTGCTGCTGGCCATACGAGTGCTTCGTGGTTGAACACACCACCGATGTAATACGGTGCGTAGGTTCCCACGACACCAGCTTCGTTAGCGATACCGATGGCCGTCGCTTCCGGGTTGGCCGGAGTGGTCGGGTCATAAGGCACCAGTTTGCCAGCTGCGTTTTTAGCGATGACCTGATAACGCGCAAACGCGACTGCGACTTCACCGCCGTCGGTTACGATATCAGCTTCACCAGCAAACAGCTGAGTGGGTTCCCACGAACCGAGGTCGCCGTTGCCAGCGAGATAGTTCGGGAGGCTTGCCATCAGGGAGATCAAAGACATGTTAGTCGCCTCTTACTTAGTGAACGAGTCGCCAGCTACAGCGGCCATCGCAGCCATCAGGCCATCACCTTTGCCGGGTTCAGCCTGCTGTTCGTTTTCCGCACCCATATTCGGGTGGTCGGCGTTATCCATCACCGTCTTGAACGGGCTGTCCGCCCCTTTTTCCGGCTGATTGGTGGCCGCCGCTGGTGCCTGAGCCTGCTCGACCGCAGAAGCGCCCAGCATGGTTTCAGCATCGGCAACACTCATTGCGGTGTTGAACGCAATATGTGACGCCAGCTTTGAACGGCCTTTCGCCGCTTCGCATCCCAGAATACCGGAAATGCGATTACGTTCCGCCGTAGTTGCTGCCGCGGTAGCCGTGGCAGTTGCTTCGGCTGCTGCATCTTGACGGGCAGCGTCCATTTGTTCTTGGGTAAACATCGCGTTTGCTCCTGGTTGTTCATCCGAGCCACCGGACGGCCCGTTTAGGAATTCAGCCACTGCCTTAGCCGGCGTTGTGACCGCATCTATTAGTCCGAGGGCCAGTGCTTCTGGGGCGTTATAGCATAATGCCTCGGTGTCACGCACGACTTTCGGATCTAAATTTCGGTTTTGTGCGACAAGATTGACGAAGTCTTCACGCATGGTGTCGACATCTGCCTGCCAGCGGGCTTTTGTCTCATCGGAAAGCGATTCGAACGGGTTGCCGTCGGCTTTATGCGCACCAGATTTAATAATACTAACCTTAACGCCGAAGTCTTCCAACATCTTACTGATATCGACGTGCATCGAGATAACCCCGATGGACCCGGCGCCGCCCGACGGAATGACCGCCATTTTCGTCGCTGCGCTGCCCAGGGCGTAAGCCGCAGAGTACGCATTGGAGTCAACGACAGCGAATGACGGCTTCACTGCGCGGGATGCGAAAATCTCGTTCGCCAGCTCAAAACAGCCCGCTGCTTCGCCGCCGTTAGAGTTCACGTCGAAAATAATAGCTTCCACGTCAGGATCTGCCAGTGCGGCGTTCATCTGCGAGCGGATGAAATTGTAGCCCGTCACGTAGCCATAGTAATAGCCGCCGTAGCGGTTAATCAGGGAGCCGTGGATCGGGATAATGGCGAAGCCGCCGGAAAAGGCGAAAGGCTTATTTCCGCTCGACGGCGCCATGCCGTACGCCGCGCATAAATTGCGATTGCGCTCCGCGGCGATACGTTCTTCGGCATCGAGGTCAAAGTCGTCCTCATCGGCGCTCATCTGGAACACCGACTGGATATTCAGCAGGAAATTGGTGTCGCTTTCACGGACTGCTACCGGCGACCCGTTCATGCGCTGAACCGCTTGCATTAAGCTGGATCGAACATGTGCATTCATTGGTTCTGTTCCTCATCAGGGTTATCAGTCGCCGACGAAGAAGATGATGTCGTCTCTGCGCCTTCGACAACTTTACCTGAAAAATCCAAATCCAGCGATTTAATCAGATTTTCTTCCCGCGCGCGCTGCTCAAACACCGAACGGAAATCGCCACCCAGGCGCGCAATTTCGGCTTCGTACGTTGACAGGCCATTTTTGATACGCAGGATCGCGGCTTCGGTTTCTTTCTTCTCGTCAATCTGGCCACGGCTGGCACCGATCCATTCAGCGTTGCAAATCGCATCACGGAACATCGGGTCATAGAAGTCGCGCCAGGTCTTGCCCGGAGGCAGCGGCACATTGCCGGCGTTAATCTCTTCTTCCAGCCACAGCGTATAGACCATGGACGCGAAACGGTCGGCTACCAGCTTCTTACGGCTCTCCATGAACTTCCACGTTTCCGCCATCGACGCACGCGCAGAACTGTAGTTCGTCTTCGTGTAGTCGCGGCTGAACTGCTCATAGGAAAGACCGAGCGCCGCGGCGATATTGCGCAGCAGCGATTCTTCATAGTCGGTACCGACGCCGCCCGGTGTGCCGGCCGGTTTCAGGTTGAACTTCGTTCCCGGGAAGAGGTGCGGGACTTTAACGCCGTCGATCGAGATGTTCTTCGCGGCGGCCGCGTATTCCATCATGCTCGCCATGTAGGACTTAAAGTAGTCCGCAAAGGCGGTCTGTCCCATACCCAGCTGTGAGAAAACTTCCTGCGTCGGCAATTCAGATTCGATAACAGCGGCATACGTCGCATTAACGATGGCATTCTGCAGGGTGACTTCCTGGAAATTGCGGGTCATCCGCATCTGCTTCAACGCCGACACCATCTCGCTGATCCCGCGGGTCTGCCCGGGCAGCAGCTGTTCGATGATGTGGATAATGCGCCGGCGGCCCCAGTCGAATCGCGCAGGCTCGCGCTTCCAGCGCCACTGGCCGTCAATGTTGGTGTAGTCTCCCGGGAAGGCTTCGCGGAACCAGTACGCCTGCGGGGCGCCATACTCGTCAATCTCGACGCCCTTACGGATCCGGTCGGTATCCGTCTGCATGTCCGGGTTCGACAGACGGTAGGGCGAGATAAACTGAATGGCGGTACCAAATGGCCGGCGGCCTAACGCGCCACGCCCGGTAGACTTGATCCACTCGGCAGACCCCAGCACTTCCCCGGTCATCAAAAACCCGCCGACCGCGAGGCGAACCAGGCCGGTAAACGTGTTTACGCGCCGGGCGTCGAACCAGTTTTCCGGTGACTCTGCCGCCATGTTGAACCGCGATTCGACGATAGACTGGAATTCCTCTGCCCAGCCGTCCGGGGCGCCAAGCACCAGGGAATTCGGTTTGGCGTTCAGCTTGTACTGCGACCCGACAATGCTGTCACGGTGGATCGCCACGGCGCCAAAGGCGTAGCCGTCGTTCTGCACCATGTCCTGCGCGCGGGCATCGGCCATGTCCTTATCGCGGGCGATCTGCTGGTCAGGCGAGATTATCGCTGGATTCCAGTTGAAGGTTTCGCGGGTGTTTCGTTCAGCGCCCTCAAGGCCGCCGCCCGCTGCAGGTTTCGCCGGAGAGGCGTCGACCGTAGCAACCGCGGTTTTCTTGCTCGCGCGAGTGGCTTTCTTGACTTCGCTCATCAGAAAATAAACCTCGCTGGGCGACTCGGCGTGCCGAAGAAGGCTCTGCACGGGTCGGGTGAGTTAATTGCGTTCTGCAGTCGCAGAATATACGCCCACAGGCTCTGGCGGTTGGCCGCCGTATACTCTACGCGTTCGCCGTTCTGATCCACCACAACACGCACCGAACCACCGACGTTCAGCTGGTTATAGGCGTCCATAGCGTCATTCAGCCATTGTTGGTACTTGGCTCGGCATTCATCTGGGGTCATGGTGGTCATCCTCATGCTAACATTTCGGCCAGTTGCGCAAAACTATAACCTGTATCTGGTTTTTCTGCGATGGCCTCCTGTTTATCTATTGTGACCACCAGCGGGTTTTTATCCCACTCGTCAGCCCAGACGGGCGGGTTATCCCAGTCTATTGCTTCCATCGCGAGAACACGCCCGCTGATACACATCCCGATCAGATAGTAACTCAAGTCCCACGTTTCATTTCGGGTACCCTGCGGGCATTGCCAGCCTTTTTCGTCGCGATGCTCGGCGCACATCTCGCCGTATGCGTAGTCCGGAAGCCACGTAGGGAAATGATACATGCCTTTGCCGGGAACCGTCACATCGAGTCGACCGTTAAGCATATCTTTCACCATGTTGGAGTTTATCATCAGCACCGGAACGTCGCCGCGCGCGATCGCGTTTTTGTCCTTCCGGTTAGAGTCCGGTGTCGCGATATGGGTACGCGGGCTTTTCGGCATCGGGTCGCCTTTGACCAGGATGAATCTCCCGTTTTTCCCCTCGCGGCGCAGCTTGCGATAATACTCGTACGCATTGGCCGTTACGCCTGCCGCACCACCGGAGTCACAGGCCGTCATCTTGACCTGCATCACGCGGCTGGGGTCATCGGCCAGCGGATAGGTCTTCATCATGACCTGCTTCTCGATCAAATCCCAGTCCTCCAGGTACGCCGCCGGGCTTAACTTCTCCCGCTCGCCGTCTATATCGAGACGTTCGGATTTGATGATGTTGAACCGGTCTATCAGGTAAATATCGAACGGGTACCCCGGCGCCACGCCGAAGACCGCCACCTCAAACCGGTGTTTCTGGACGTCAACCGTCGCCGCCAGGAAACGCACGGCGGGCGGGACCGTTTTTTCCGCCCACGGCTCTGCCCGGGCTTTCAGCATTTCCGGAACACGAACCGACTCGATCGACTTCGGGACATACGGCTCGCCCATGTCGTTGTTCCAGAATTTTTTCAGTGACTCTTCCGACATTGTGCGCTCATAGTCGTCGGACGCATCGAGGTAGTTCAGCACCAGCGTCTGCCATGAGATAAATGCCGCCGCCGTACCGCGCAGCCAGAAAGACGCGAATGTCGCCCGAACCGGCTCGCCGACCAGTTGCCCTTTCTCGTTTACCGTACATCCTTCCGGTACCCACATGCCCCACAAATTCATCTCGTACTTCTCTTCCGGCGCGATTTCGCAGCCGCAGCATGGGCAGACCATTCTGGCCGTTTCTGCTTTTTCCAGGTTGGTTAGCGTTCGGCCATCGGCGGACTTGGTGTCCCACTTCATCAGCTGGAACGTTCCTTCGAAATACTGGTCGCAATGGGGGCATGGCCATTTCCAGCGCCGGCGGTCGCCGCGGTTGTAAAGCCCGACAATGCCGTCGCACGGCGGCGCTTCATGCGGCGTTTTCTTGATCCAGTTGGGGTCTTTTACCGGGCGGGACGGCGACGATTCTGCCGCGCACATGGCAAACGACCCGAAGGTCGTTGTACGTTTTGATGCGAGGTCAAAGGCGTTACCGTCGCCGCCGATGTCATCGTCAATACGGTCATAGTCGGTGATGATGATACGGCCAACCGGCCTCCCCGCCAGTTCCGTAACCGATGGGTAACTAAGCGTCAGAATGATCCCGGTGGTGTAGTGTTTATCGAATTTGTTATCGGCATCACGGTTCTTCATCAGCATGGCGCCTACTTCCGGGCTGTGCCGATGGAGTCGGTCCACGCGTCGCATGGAGAAGTCGCGTGCGGCGGTAGAAGTCGGGCAGAACACCATGATATCCATGGGGTCCACTTTCACCGAATAGGTAATGCCGTTGAGGATCAGCGCATCCGTTTTCCCGCTCTGCGCCGGGCCGACAAACGCCATTTTGTTGTAATGGCGGCTGTTCAGCGTGTTCATCGGCTCGACCATGTATGGCGTGGTCATATTAAGCCAAGGCCCGACATATGCGCCGGGCTGGTTCACGTAACGGTATTTGGCGGCCGCCTCGGCGACCGTCATGCGCATTGGCGGCCGCAGCTGGCTGGCGACCGACCGGATGATGTGGTTTAACGATTTAAACTTCATCGTCTTCTTCCTCCGCGAACCGTTTTTCCAGGGTATTCGCGAGGTCATCCAGTATTGAATCTACCGATGACTGCACCACGTTGCGCTGCGCTTCGGTAAGCCCTACCTGCCGCGATAATGTGTCGGGGATCAGCAGCAGACTCATTCGCAGCGTTTTGATTGCTTCGCCGAATACGCTGACCACGTCTTCCGTTGGCCACAGGTTCCCTGCGCGCAGGTCATACTCCTGCTTCGCGCGCTGGCCGTTCCAGAACTCCTTCGACAGCTCTTTGGGCAGGTCTTTGAAGTTCATGCGGCGCAAATACGTCTCGACGTCGTACAGCGGTTTTACCAGGTACGGCGCGACTTCATGGACAGCGTAAATCGGGTACCCGCCGCGCTCCCCGACGGGCGGGATATCCATGATCTTCGGCGTGATGTCCCGGCGCTCCATGCGGAACAGCTTCGCCAGTTGCGTTATGTTGCATCCCTGAAAAATCATCGCCTCGGTATCAGCGTCCGGCGCATTCGATCGCCGATTGCGGGTCGCCAGCGGGGCAGTTTTAGTCGTCTTCGTCATCCCATAGCTCCGTTTTCTTAGCCTTCATGCGCTTAGTTATGCGGCCTTTGATGCGGTTTAGCAAATCAAAAAAAGCATCTTGCACATCACCCTTAGTATTTAGCGCTTCGATGACGGTGCCGTCGACAGTGTCGATCAGCTCCTTCGTTTTCGGATGGCGGATCATCGCTTTCATCTGGTAGACCGTCACCGGGTGCTTCTGGCCCTGACGCGCCAGGCGGCCATTGAATTGCAGAAACCGTTCAAGCGACCACGGGTTATCGACGTATACGATGATGTGACCACCGTGCTGCAGGTTAAGCCCATGGCCGGCGGACTGGGGGTGCGCCGCCAGCAGCTTTATCTTGCCGGCGTTCCACTTCTTAATCGCCTTGCCGTCATCGTCCATGACGACCAGACCTCTTTTCCCGAACCGCTCCTGCAGGCGGGCCAGAGTCGGCTTAAAGTGATAGGCCAGAAAGACGTTTTTCCCCTCCAGGGTGGTGTCCAGTAATTCTTCCAGCGCATCAAATTTCAGATCGTGAATTCGATACGCGTCTTTCTGCTTCACGACTTTATCGTCACTGGTGATCCCGACGATTTTGGTGTCGTAGATGAATCCGGACGCCAGCTGCAGCAATTTGGCCTGGAGGGACGCGGCCTGCTCGGCTTCAATCGTCAATGGGTCATCCAGATATTCGTCAAATTCGTCGGGCATGAATTCGACAAGGGATTCTTCTTCCATCTGGCGGTACAGGTCGGCGGAATGCGGGTCCAGTTCGACCGCGACCGGAACCAGTTTCGGCTTTTCGAGGTCGAGATAATCTTCCGCTTTCATCACCATGACGATGTCGGAGATCTTACGGATGATTTCTTCCTCGGCCCCATTGCGTAACTTGAACTTGAAATTGTACCGGTTCTGGATGAAATAGTTTTCCTGATACCCGGTGATCGTGGTGCCAAAGCGCTCGCCTTCGTCCAGCAGGTACGTCTGTGCGAAAATACCCATATACCCTTCGGCGGCAGGGGTGGCAGTCAGCTCCACCAGGTAGTTTATGTACGGCCGGCAGCGGCGTAGCAGCTTGAACCGTTGCGAGGTATGCGACTTGAACATGCTGGACTCGTCCAGGATAACCATGTCGTATGGCCATTTCTTTTTGAACAGCGTACACAGCCACGCGAGGTTATCCACGCTCACCGTGTAGAAATGGCAGTCCTCGCGTGCGGCGCGCTCGCGTTGCGCTGCATCACCGTCGATGACCGATATCTTCCAGAAGCAGAGATGCCCCCATTCCTCGAATTCGCTTGGCCAGCCCACTTTCGCAACGCGCTTTGGCCCGACGATCAGCACTTTGTTAACCTTCCCGTCGACGATACGGTCCAGCGCCGCGGTAGCGGCCATCACGGTCTTGCCCAGTCCAAGGTCGACGAACAGGCCACAGAACGGCGTTCCTTTGATGAAGTCGACGCCGTCGTCCTGATAGCCGTGCATGTCCGACCGCTGGTGAATTACGTTGCGCTGGCAATACGCGATTGCCTTACTCAAAGGCGATAAGGTAGTTCTTAAAGTCTTCAAAATTGTCCACCCATGTCACGTTAGCCCCTTTGGCTTTCATCTGCCGATGGCGGTTGCGCTGCTGCAGCGTTGGTTCTTCGCCAGGGCGCTTGAATTCCACAAAAAGCACAACGCCGTTCCGGATAAAAACGCGATCCGGAACGGCCTTTTTCCCGGGTGCCGTGAACTTCGACACCCACCAGCCGCGGCCCTGCGCATACTCGCAGCAGCGGCATTCGACCTTCGATTCCCTGACGACAGGGGTTGCCCATTCGGCCATTATCGATTTCTCCGTGTAGGGAACACGGACCCTTTTGGCCTTCGGTTTAACGCCTGTTCCGTCATGGTGGACCATTTAACGTTTCCCGGTTCGTAATTGCCGTCATTGTCTATTCGGTCAATCGTAAGCCCGGGTTTCCATGTACCGCCCACGTCTTCCTTAAACGCCGAATAGCTTTCCCGCCAGCGGTCACAAACGGCTATCCCCCTTGCACCGTAGTAACAGTAATCCGGATCAGTTTCGCGGTGACATCGCGCCTTCATAGAACGCCAAATGTTATAGAGCTTTTCATTGCAGCCCCCATGTTTTGTTTTCATGGCCCGCATTCTTTCTCGGGAGGATTCACGTAGTAAACACCCGCAACTTTTCTTACGGCCAGATTTCAATTCACGAGTGCCGGCAAGTGTTTTTTCTCCACATACGCATTTACAGACCCATTTCCTCGGGTTAAGCCGGGATGAAGGCATGTCGGATAAGCAAATTACCGTAAGGCGGTTGAACGTTTTTCCTGTTAAGTCATTGTTTTTCATGCGTATTAGTCTTTTCGGTAAAAGTAACCTGACCACCCGGCAGCGCCAAGCGGCAATCCGGGCGCCCATGGCAGTTCAGCCGCCATGCAGCCGATCAGGTCAGCAAGGGTTAACGGACTATCTTCCGGGACTTCGGTAACGATCTCATCGTGGATGTGCATGACGATCTTAAAGCCCATCCGATGTGCCTTCTTCATCCCTTCGGCGAGGACGTCACGCGCCAGTGCCTGAACGATGTTTTCCACAAGTTTCCCACCGTGACTGAACACCTTGCCCCATGACGAACCGCCGGATTTTTCAATCTTCCCTTCGTACTGGAAGTTCAGTGTGGAGTATTTCTCGCCTTTACGTGGACCGCTCTGAACCGTCATCTGGCGTTCAGCGATGCGCGGGCGGAAGTAGTACATCTTACGGCCTGACGGCAGCTGAATAGTCAGGAATGGCTTGGTGTATTCGATGGTCAGGCATTTCCACTTAACCGGACGGTGCGTACGGATAACCTGGAAGACACAGTTTTCTAGCTGCGTCCAGGCGTTCACTATTTCCGGGCAAAGTTCGCGGAACGCTTTCACCGAATCCGCGGCTTCTTTCTGGGTCATGTGAACGCCCATATTCTCCGCGTATCCCCACAGCCCGGTTTTCTTCCCGTCATCGCCGAGGTGGCCGCCACCAAGGCGATAACCTGCACCGAGGGTAGCGGGTTTGGCTTTACTGCGGTGAGGAAGGGTGTCTTCGTACGGTATTCCGAGCCAGTGGGCCGCGAATGACTGATACAGGTCGTGCTTTGCCGCCAGTGTATCCATGAACCATTTGCAGTCGGTCAACCATCCGATAACTACCGATTCGATGGATGAAAGGTCGGCAACGATAAATTTATGCTGCGGCGCTGGTATGATTGCTGACCGGATGCAGCCGACAAGCGCGTCCATCGGTTCCCCGGCGAACAGCGCCAGGTTATCCAGTTCCCGGTTCGCGATGAACCGGTTCGCGATCGTCAGGTCTTCCACTTTCTCAAGAAATTTCGGGGTGCGCGCGAGGTTCTGCGTCTGCAGGCGGCGTCCGGCCCAGCGATTTGTTCGGCTGGCGCCGGCGAACTGCAGGGAGTAACGGAAACGCCCGTCTTCACCTGCGCAGTCGATCATCGTTTTGTATTTGGCGATTGAGTTTTTGGCGCTGTTAAGGCGCGCTTTCAGAACGGTTATCGCTTCATCATCGACGCCGTTTTCTTCCTGTTCACGGATAACTTTTTTCACCGTGTCCTGGCGCACATCGTCAAACGGGTATCCTCGCTCTTTAAGCCATGGCACCAGCTGGGATACCGAGTTAGGGTTTTGAAGGCCGGTGATATCCTTCATCTCTTCTATGATTTGCGGCTTCCGGCGTTCAGCCAGGTCCAGTGCGGCCTGCGCGAATTCGGTGTCGATCATTACGCCGCGGTCATTGATAAGCTGATCCAGTGCGTACAAATCCCACTCACCGGGAAGCACAGGGTATTTGATGAGCCGATTTTTAATCAGCATTTCGGTATCAACGTCACGGATGTTATACCGGCAGAAGCCCCACCACTCTTCGGGATCCGTCAGCTCGTTACGCCATTCAAAAGGATTATTTTTGGTGACACGTTGAGGCACGCAGAACATTTTTATCAGCCGCTTGCCGTCCGTGTCTTTCAGCTGGTCTTCTTTCAGCCCGATCTGCTTACCTATCTGCAGAAGGTCGCCAGTGAAGCCGAGCATATAGGCCAGAACCATCGTGCATCGCCACGATTTGTACGGGGTTTTCAGGCCAAGAACACGGCGGGTCATCACCCTTTCAAATTGTGCATTGAACGCCCACTTCTCCACGTGGGGGTCAAGCAGTGCTTCTTTCAGCTCGGCTGGCATCTTCGCGCCACGGGATAGGTCGGCGTGCTGCACCTTGCCGTTGTTAAGGGAATACGCCGCCATCAGGACTTTCGCATCCGGGCAGCGGGAATATCGGTCCAGGCCTTGCGTTTTGAGGTTCGCACGCGCCCGGCTTTCGTAGTCAAGGTTAATAATATCGGCCATGGTGTCCTCTTATGAGAAAGCCCGCACTAGGCGGGCTTCCGGTTTCAATGCCCGACGGGCTGGGTGTTAAACGTCGTCGTCTTCATCGCCGGCGTCGTCGTCTTCCCAGTCTTCGTCGTCATCCCACGCGTCGGAGGTATCAACACGACCTTCGCCGAACGGTTCGTCGTCTTTACGCTTTAAAACGGAGATCAGGTTAGCGTTTACGCGTTTGCCATATTTGTTATCCTGGGTCCAGGGTCGGATAACCATAGATACCCAGCAACCGCCGTAAATCTCTTCTTCAATCTCAGCCTTAGTCGTTAATTCCTCGCGCTCGATGTTAAAGACTTCGGGCTTTTTGCTTTCGCGCGCAGAGAGAACCCACATGCCAGCGCATTCCGGTTTATCCGGGAAATCCACATCGCCGTCTTTCAGGAACAACATAGCTGGAGCCACTTTGAGCGGACCAGCTTTGTGATTCTTTTTGGCGACTTCGATCTGCTCTTTCAGCAGCTGGTAAATCTCTTTGTGCGTTTTCTTCGGCAGAAGCCCGACGATGCCGTATTTCGGCTCACCTTCGCCGTCTCCGCCGTATGGGGCGCCCAGGTGCGGATATGAAGCGCGTACGTTGGAAACTTTGATGTGACCGCTCTTATACAGAACGCCGTTTTTAACTTTCTTCGCGGGAATTAATTTTTCAGCCATTTCTCTACTCCGGGTTACGAATTTACGGGTTTACCATCTTACCGATTTACACGTCATCGTCGTCATCTTCGTCGTCATAGGCTCCGGAATATTTCTGATCCAGTGGTGGCCGCTTATCAGTCAGCGGTACCAGGGTCGGCTTGCCTTCCGGCTTCCATACGACGCTTTCGATGACCATTGGCGCGCCGGCGCGTGACAGTCCAAGTTTTTCCCGAAGGACTTCTTCCATCTGCGCCGGCGAGCGCAATTCAGTTTTCATATAGTCTTTTTCGTCAAGGCCAAGGAACTCGTACAGCTCCCGGGCCTTTTCCGAGTTGGTATGCACGCGGTTAGAGCGTGATTCCACCAGCTTATGCCCTGGAACCGCCTTACCGTCTTTCGCGGCGCGCTCCAGTTCCAAATCCAGGCGGGCGAACCAGTTCTCAATCACTTTGCGGTACGGCAGGATCTTGGCCATCTCGGCAACGGACAGATCGCCGAACTTAGCCTTCCGCATTTTGTATTCTTCCGCCAGGGCGGCGCGTAACTGCGACATCTCATAATCTCCGAATTCAGTGTCCAGGAATTCGAGGTCGGCACCGACGGCGCATTCCATCATGTACGCCACCGCTGCGCAATTATGCGCGGCCCGGCACCACCGGCAGCCTTTCAGTGTAGCCTTGCGCTTGGCTTTGAGTGACCAGGCGGCCGCTGCACGCTCGCGGATAAACTCGGCGAAGTCAAGCAATTCGTCCACTGTCACTTCCCAAACGTCGAAATGCTCAAGCCTCGGCTGTGCGATCCGGATGATGACCCGGTCAAACTCGTACTCGTCGCTAAATGCGCGGTACGCCCCGTATGCGTAGAGCAACGCCTGGGGGTTCCCTTCCGCGAAAACCTGGACGCCGGTTCCGTATTTCAGGTCGGTGATAATCAGCACCCGGTCACGAATGATGATGTTATCCGCGGTACCGCCCTGCGGGAGAAACGGCACTACTTCGGCGTCCGGGTCTTCCTCCAGCTCGTCAGCGTTGGCTGGCGGCATCAGGTCGGTGAACCAGACCCGGATTTCCGTCAGCATCATGCCTTCTTCGAACCGACACCAGTCAACATAATCCTGAACATAGTCGATCATGGAGCGGGTGACGACAATCTCATGCCGAACGCCTTTTTCCTCGATGACCTGCGTGGTTCCGATAAGATGCGTCGGTCGGATGTCCGTTTTCAGCCACTGCTCGGCGATGCCATGGGCGACGGTTCCTTCCGCCGCTTCATAGCTGCACTCGTCCTCTTCGAAAAGGTTGGCCAGCAGGCTTCCGCCGCAGGCCGTCCACATCGCAGAGGCTGACGGCGCGAAGATAGAATGCCCGCCGCCGGCAAACTCATGCATAACACGAACCAGGAAAGACTTACTCATCAGGGTAGCCTTTTATGGCGCGTAAAATTCGTTCAACGCCCACTTCATCGATTTCCTTTTTTACGGCCATTGCGCCGGCCCTTCCGTAGTTGTTCCGTTTCCGGTTATACCGGGTTTTCGCTAACAGGTCGAAACTGAAATCGGTGAAACGATACCCGGACCCAACGTGGGTAACGACGAAACGGAATTCCCCGTTAATCCGCCGGCCGTTCTGGCCGCGCACGGGGGAAGTTACTCTGAATAAGGGGTTACGGTCGCCGATTTCAAAGCGGAACTCCGCCCACATTGGGACTTCATATTCGCCTTTATTTGTCACCGCTATTGCCGTTCCAAACTTATTCACAATAACCTCGCTGCTAAAACGGCCCCCGCAGGGGCCGAGTTACACGATCGACGATTAAACGTCGTCTTCTTCGGAGTTGCCTTCGTCCTCTTCCGGTTCGGCCAGTTTGGCTTCACACAGGTCAAAGATCGCGTCGAAGTGTTCTTCTTTCGCTTCGGCGATTTTCGCATAGCCGAATTTTGCGGTGATCTTTTTGGCTTCCGGTGCGCCAAAGCGGTCTTTCACTGCAACCACCGCCGCCACCACTTCGTCTTTGGTGTGTTTCGGCTTGTCTGCCGCAGCAGTGGTTTTGCCTTTGGCGGTGGTTTTACCTTTGGCGGTGGTCTTACCTGCGCCAGCATCTTCACCTGCTGCAGCGGAAGAAGCACCGCCATTAGCCAGCAGCTGTTCCAGCAGGGAGTTGGTTTTTTGTTGTTCGGCCAGCAGCTGTTCAAAAATACCTGACATAGTTAAATCCTCGTTCGGTTAATTTGGGTTTGTCGTGTTGACGGTTTGGAGTATGGCCATTGCCGCATCGCGTGTCAACACTTTCGCAAAAATATTTTCGGCGCCTATTGGTTTTTTCGGGGATCTTTGTGAAATGAACGGGGGCCGCCGGGCATCAGCCTCTTTACTTTGTAGCAGCGCGAGACTAATATCCGTTTTACTTACACGCACACACACGCGAGGATCATCTATGAAATTCCCACCGTGGGCTATTAAAGACCACTCCCTGAGACCGCGTTATCTCGCTGGCATCGCTGCCCTGGAAGTAGACCCGGACGGCAACCTCACCAAGCTGGCGAAGGCGGCAGGCGTAAATTACGACACTATGATCTGGAATATCCGCAATACCGTTTCCGGACAGATGGCCGTCAAAATTTGTGAGGCCGCTAAAACTTCTGGCATCCGACCACATTGGTTCACTAACCCGGACTGGATAAAAATCGACCCGGATACAGGGGAAATTCTTGAATGAACTACTGGAACGAATACGGAATGGCGTTGTGGGAAAACGGCTTCACCGTCGTTCCCATCATTCCGCCTGACTCGCCCAGGCCAAAAGCAGGAAAACGGCCTGCGTTCGAAGACTGGCAGAAAATCGAGAACACCCGTGGCCAGATTAACGGTTTCGTGAAGAAATACGCGTCATCTGGCATCGGCATCCTGACCAAGCACACCCCCGCGGTAGACATTGACGTCTACGACAAAGACGGGGTTAAGCACATGATGGCCGTTGTCGAAAAGAAAATCGGCGCCGGCCCGGTTCGTGTTGGCCGTCAACCGAAAAAACTGGTGCTGTGCCATACCAGCGAGCCGTTCAAAAAGGTTAAGTCCGCCACATGGGAAGATGACTTCGGCCAGCGCCATGCCGTCGAAATCCTCGGTGATGGCCAGCAGTTCGTCGCCTTCGGTATCCACCCGGATACGCGCAAGGAATACACCTGGATCACCGAGGATACCCCGGTGAACTGCGCGGCCGCGATGGACCTGCCGGAAATCACGCTGGAGATCGCCCGCGATATCGCCGACGCGTTCGACGCCTATGCTGAAAAACAGGGTTGGATGAAAGTCGCACGGGCCATTAACGGGCGGGCGGCAGACGGCGAAGCGGACGATGACGACTGGGCGGCCATGTCCACCGTCACCAAGTGGGACGGCACCTATGACGAGCTGCGCGATATCGTCATGAAGTACCCTGACCCGGAAAACTATGAAAACTGGATCCGGGTGATGGCCGCGCTGCAGGTGTCATGCCGTGACCAGGACGAAGCGAAAGAGATCGCCCGCGACTGGTCCATGCAGGCGGATAACTATGACGAGTCGGAATTCGAGTACAAGTGGGAAAAAGGCTTTACCCATGATGCTCAGACGCTGGTGACAATCGGCACCATCATCAAAACGGTCCACGAAATCGAGGAAAAAGAAGCCCGCGAGCAAGTTTCGGAATTCACCGAAGCCTTTAATGAAGTCACTACCATGGCGGACTGGAAAGCCTGGGCAGACGACTTCCGTAAGCTGCGGGTTTTCGGTATTGAGCGCCAGCCGACTATTGACGCGGCCAAGAAAGCCTACAAACGCCTGAACGAAAGCGCACTGACCAACAAAGCCGTTAAAGAGTACCTCAGTTTCGACTTTTCCCGCGCGGATACGCCGAATTGGCTGAAAGAATACGTCTTTGCGCAGGCCCAGGACGCTTTTGTTAGCCGTAAAACCGGGATTTTACTGTCAAAAAGCGCGTTTGATTCGTCCCATGGACGTGATATCGGTGACGTGGAAGGCGGTTTATCGCCGAATAAGTTCGCCACGGACGTCGTAAAAATACCTATTATTCATGATGTTATGTACTACCCAGAAATGCACGGGGATATGCCTGAATCGAAATGGACCCAAAAAGAGGGTCTTTTAGGACCGGAATTCTTCTATGACGACGCAGGTTTGCTACGTTTAAACACTTTTTCGCCTGAAAGTATCCCTAAACCAGCGGAAAAGCTGTCAAAACTGGATAAAAAGGCCATCTCGATCGTCAAAGACCTGTTCGTCGTATTGTTTCCGGACACGAAAGAGCGAAATTACGTCATGGACTGGCTGGCGCATGTCGTTCAGCATCCGACAAAGCGTATTAACTACTCGCTTCTGATCCGCGGTGCGCACGGTTCGGGTAAATCGACCATCGGCGTGCTCATGCGGGAAATGCTCGGCGCCCAGAACATCGGGTACGTGTCCAACTCGGTCATGAATGGTCGTTTCACCGACTGGGCGGAAGGCCACATTCTGAAAATCGTAGAAGAGGTGTATGACAAGGGCGATCGGTACAGCGCCGTCGATAAGCAGAAGGAATTTATCTCGAACGACCGCTTCCAGGTTGAAGGGAAAGGCGTCAAGCCGCGTGACGTGGTGAATACCAGCTCGAAATTGATGTTCACCAACCACATCAACGCGCTGCCACTGGACGAGAACCAGCGCCGCTACCTGGTCGTCTCCACGCAGGCCGAAAACCACATGGACATGGACCGCGTTTACGGTTCGGCTAAGGAACGCGAGAAGTTCTTCTCTAACGTTTATCGGGCTATCGAAAATCACAGCGCGGCCATCAAAAAGTGGTTCATGGAATGGGAGATCTCGGAGGGGTTTAACCATAAAGGCCATGCCCCGTTGGATACTAATGCTTTCCGCGAAATGCGCGATGCAGCGAACGACGGCGCAGGCGAATTTATAGCGGACATGATCAAGGGTGGCGTGACACTGGGCGTGTGCAAAGACATTATCTTTTCGCCCTCATTGAACGACGCATTTATGGAAGCCGAAGGCATCGAGATGCCGAAGACCTCACGCATGAAAAACCTGCTCATGGAACTCGGTTTTACTCAAGCTGGGGTACTCTGTTTCAATAGCAAAAGCGGAAGGGTATTCGTCAGAAAACGTGTACGCAATGCGTTCCAGGAAAACGGCACGCTGAACACAAAATGGGCGCAAACTACGCTCAAAAAACACAATGCCGAAGTCGAAAAGAAAATCGGAAAACAGAAAAATCCGTTCGACGATGAAGATGACGACGAGGTATGAGATCGAAAAATCACTAAAAAGGGGCTTCGGCCCCTTTCTTTTTTGTCGAAAAACGGAACTTTTTTATCGAAAAACTGAACTTTTTTGTCGAAAAATAGCATTTTTTGACCCCAAAAATGGCCGTTTTTGACCAGTTTTCGGGGGGTGGCAAACTTGTAATAATTTGCAAGTGCTTGAATGTAAATCGTTTTTCGCGATTATTATTTATTACAAGTTGAGGTTACTTATACACATGCATAATATGTATACCGATTACGTTTTACTTTTAATCTTATATAGATTTCCTTGTTTTCTTGTAACTTGTAATAAATATGGAGAAAAAGATATGCAGAACAGTGGGTTATCGATTTATTACAAGTTGTTCGTCTTGTAGTAAACTTGTAATTTGTAATATTCTGCATTTCGTAGCGACGTATGGCAGCGTAAGGTCACACCCAATAACGGTAATGTAATCAATCTGTTGCGGGGCTAAACGGGGTCTGCGGCCACCACCCCTGGAACGCAAAATCACGTCTGCCCTACGGGCAAAACTCGAAAAAACGCCCGTAAACCATTGATTTTGAAAGTGGGGCTATGGGGATTTCGCCGCATTTTCTTCCACCGCG